CCAGCACAGCCTGCTGCATAAATATCCTATTGAAACTGTCAAAACTGACTGTTTTTAGGGTATTTCCATACCGTTTTTAATTTAATATGTAAATATAATACAGCCTTGTCATCAACCCACAGGAGAATAAAACATGACTGACCGCAATCAATTTGAAGCCATGCTTGAGGCATTGATCAATGAAGATCAAGAAACAGCAAAAGAAATTTTTCATAATATTGTAGTAGCAAAATCACGTGAAATTTACGAAGAATTGCTATCAGAAGACTTTGATTTAGAAGAAGCTTCTAAAGACGAAGATGAAGACGAAGACAAAAAAGCTAAGAAAGATGAAGACGATCTAGACGAAGCTTTTGGTGAAGAAGAAGGTGAAGAAGAAGAAAGTGAAGAAGAACCTTCAGACGATTCAGACGTTGGCGGCGATGCAACTGATGATATGATTGGTGACGTTTCTGACGAAGAAGACGACAGCGAAGACCTATCCGACGAAGAGCAAACAGATCGTATTTTAGATCTAGAAGACGCTCTAGAAGAATTAAAAGCAGAATTTGAAGAACTAATGGCCGGCGAACAAGGCGAACCAGAAATGGGCGACGACATGGGCATGGATGCACCAGAAATGGGCGACGACATGGGCATGGATAGCAAAATGGGCGAAATGGGCATGGGCGACATGGAAGAACCACAAGACGAACTACAACGTTTTATGGAATATGTTGACAAAGTAGCACTTCCAAAGCACGGCGACAATGGTGCAAACACTAAATCAATCGTAGCTGGTAAGAACGATATGGGCGGTACAACTGCTAATATCGCTAAAGGCGGCGAAGCTAAAGGTGAAGGCACAAAAGGTGGCTTGTTGAATCCAGCTGCAAAAGTTGACGATGCAGGTAACATCAACAAACCAGGCGGCAACGCAGGCAAGACAGCTTTCAAGAAGAAAGAACCTGGCCACGGTGCTGAGAAGAAAGGTAACGGCGAATCAGCTGATATTAAAACATCGCTAATTGGCTCACGTAAGTAATTAAACGAGACTAATAAAATATGTCTTTATACCTCCGAGAGAATCTCAGTTTCAACGAAGCAAAAATGATCGTTGAGTCTGATGACAAAGATGGGAAAAACTTATACATGTCCGGGATTTGTATCCAAGGCGGTATACGCAACGCTAACCAGCGTGTTTACCCTGTGAATGAGATTGGCAAGGCTGTCAAGACCCTGAACGATCAGATTCAAAACGGTTATTCAGTTCTCGGAGAAGTGGATCATCCAGATGATCTAAAAATTAACCTGGACCGCGTCAGTCACATGATAGTTAATATGTGGATGGACGGTCCAAATGGTTATGGTAAACTGAAAATTTTACCAACCCCAATGGGACAACTAATTCGCACAATGCTGGAAAGCGGAGTGAAGTTAGGTGTTAGTTCACGCGGATCCGGAAACGTCAAAGATGACGGTTCCGGTGAAGTATCAGATTTTGAGATTATCACAGTAGATATGGTAGCTCAACCTAGTGCTCCTGGAGCATATCCTACACCAATTTATGAACACTTGATGAATAGTCGTGGTGGTCTTAGTGCCTTGCGTATAGCGCAAGAGGTGAAAGGGGATCCTAAAGCACAAAAATATCTCAAAGAGAGCTTATTAGGTATAATAAGCAGACTCCAATAACAAGGAGAATCACATGTTGGATGCACTAAAACAATTATTTGAAAACAACGTGATTTCTGAAGAGATCAAAGCATCAATTGAAGCCGCTTGGGAAGCTCGCATTGTCGAGAACCGTGAACAAGTAGCTGAACAACTACGCGAAGAATTTGCTCAAAAATATGAGCATGACAAGCAAACTATGGTAGAAGCTGTTGATCGCATGATTACAGATCAACTATCACAAGAGCTTGTTGAATTTGCCGATGACCGTAAGCAATTAGCAGAAATGAAAGTCAAGTATGCTCAAAAGATGAAAGCAGATGCTGCCGTAATGAAGGAATTCGTTAGCCGTCAGTTAGCTGCAGAAGTCAAAGAGTTACATGAAGATCAAGTGGTAATGGCTAACAAATTTGGTAAATTAGAACAATTCGTTGTAGAAGCTTTGGCCGAAGAAATCGCAGAGTTTTACAAAGATAAAAAGGACCTAGCAGAAACGAAAGTTCGCTTGGTTCGTGAAGGTCGCGCACAACTCACTAAGGTAAAACAACAGTTTGTAGAACGTGCAGCTAAGATGGTCGAAGGTGTTGTAACAACAGGTCTTAAGACTGAAATTACATCACTAAAAGAAGACATCGAAGCAGCTCGTCGTGCAGACTTTGGTCGCAAGTTATTTGAAGCTTTTGCTCAAGAATATCAAGCGTCATACCTAAATGAGAAGTCAGAAACTGCAAAATTACTCAAGGTCATAGACATGAAGACTGTCGCTGTTCAAGAAGCTGCTAAAGCTATTGAAGAAGCTCAGACTATCGTAGAAAGTAAAGAAGCAGAAATTGCCGCTTTGAAAGAAGCGCAAACACGCAAAGAAATCATGAATGAGTTACTTGCTCCGTTAAACTCAGAGCAACGTGAAATCATGGGTGAGTTAATGGAGAGTGTGAAAACTACAAAACTTAATGAAAGTTTTGAAAAGTATCTCCCAGCTGTCATAGCTGGAAAAGCTCCGCAGAAGAAACAGGCACTTGTAGAGGCTAAAGAAATTACAGGAAACAAAGTTTCCAACAGCAACCGTAGCAGCGAGAACGACAATAACATTATTGACATTCGTCGCCTTGCTGGACTAAAAATTTAAGGAGAAATTTAAATGTCAGAACTACTATCAAGCCGTTGGGCAGAGACTAAGGAAGCTCTTTTAGAAGGCCTACAAGGCACTAAAAAATCAGTAATGGGCGTGACTCTAGAAAATACTAAAAAGTATCTTCAAGAATCTGCTACAGCTGGTGCCACTTCTGCCGGCAACGTCGCAACACTAAATCGCGTGATCCTTCCAGTGATTCGTCGCGTTATGCCAACCGTTATTGCTAACGAGTTAGTTGGTGTACAACCAATGACTGGACCAGTTGGTCAAATCCACACATTGCGTGTTCGTTATTCGGACTCATCAGGCAATGCTGGTGTAACTGCTGGTGAAGAGGCATTAAGCCCATTCAAGATTGCTGAAGGCTATTCAGCTGATTCTACAGGTCGTGCTGTTTCTACAGCTAGCCTAGAAGGTCAAGCTGGTAAGCGTATGAGCATTCAAATCTTGAAACAAACAGTTGAAGCTAAAACTCGTAAATTGTCTGCTCGTTGGACATTCGAGGCTGCTCAAGATGCACAAGCCCAACAAGGTATTGACATCGAAGCAGAAGTTATGGCTGCTTTAGCTCAAGAAATTACTGCTGAAATCGACCAAGAGATCCTAGCTTCATTGCTAAGTCTTGCAGGTACAGCAGTTGAGTCTTTTGACCAAAACGCTGTTTCAGGTACAGCAACATTCGTTGGTGATGAACACGCTGCACTAGCTGTTCAAATCAATCGTGTTAGCAACTTGATTGCTCAGCGTACACGTCGTGGTGCTGGTAACTGGGCCGTTGTAAGCCCATACGCTTTGACAATTCTACAAAGCGCAACAACATCAGCATTTGCTCGTACAACAGAAGGTACTTTCGAAGCTCCAACAAACACCAAGTTAGTTGGTACATTGAACAGTGCAATGAAAGTGTATGTAAACACATACGCAACAGACACAACAGACATCCTTATTGGTTATAAGGGTTCAAGCGAGTCTGATGCAGCAGCTTTCTACTGCCCATACATCCCATTGATGTCAAGCGGTGTTGTGTTAGATCCATCAACATTTGAACCAGTCGTATCATTCATGACACGTTATGGTTATGTTGAGTTGACAAACACAGCTTCTTCTCTAGGTAACGCAGCTGACTACCTAGGTCGTATTGCTATCCAGAACGTTTCTTTCAAGTAATCCGTTACTTAAAGCAACAAATCAAAAAGGACTCTTCGGAGTCCTTTTTTTATCTCAGCTAAATACATAGTAATGATTCACATGGTGTGAATTTTATGCGGTAACCCACCGCGTACGGCCTAGAACGCCGTTATTTCTTAAGGAGAAAATAAAATGGGACGTCCTTTAAACAAAAAATATTTCGCTAACACAAACTATCAAGATTTTGGTACAGCAGGTGTTGGCGGTGAATCAGTTGCCAGTGTTACAGCACCAGCAGGTACATTAGCAGATCTTGAAACAGGTACATTTACAATCCCAGCGGCTAGCATTACTGCCCCCCAGATCACGGGCGGTGCTAAACCAGTTTTACAAGTAGTAGTAACTGGCGCAACAACTTATACTGTTACAGTAGTATCAGCAGGTTCAGGATATACTTCTGCACCAACTATTACATTTAACGGTTCGATTACCGGCGGAACTGCTTCAGGCAGTGCAACACCAGTAGCAACATTAACAAGCGGTGCAAGTGCTCGTCAAAACGGCATTAAAGCAGAAACACAATATGGTTCAGGCGATTCAGAAATCCTTACTGGTGACGTTATCAAACAAGTTAGTACAAAACGTTACAAAGTTCAAACTAGCCAAGCTACTAGTATTTTCAAACTAGTTACAACTGAAACTAAAGGTGAAGGCGAAATGAGTATTATGGCTACTGACAGTGCAGGCGGTACATACCTTGTTGCTAAATTAACAGCTCGTCAAGCAGTATTAGTTCCAACAGCAAACGCTCACGGCGGATCAAGCTCAGCAGGAACGCAATTTGCTAGCGGCACTGGTGCAAAGTGGACATTTGGATCTGCCATAGTAGACGATACTGTTACTATTGCTAATCAATAATTATCGTATCCTAGTTTAAGGATTATACATGTCAAAGATATTAAGAGTTAGCGAAAGCGACTATAGAGTTAAAGTTAAGGACACTGGAACAATTACCCTTGACACAGGTGTGGAACAAGGCACCGTTGTAATTACTGGTGATTTATTAGTTAAAGGTAATACAACTACAGTTGATACAGCTAACCTTTCTATCGAAGACAATTTAATTTTATTAAACAAAGGCGAATCTGGAGCAGGAGTCACAGAAGGAACATCGGGCATTGAAATAGACAGAGGATCACTTCCAAACGCTCAATTTTTGTGGGATGAGACAACTGATAAATTTAAAATTCAGTTAGATAACAATTCATTAGCATCAATTGTTGTAGGTAGTGTTGCAACAGACCCATCGTTAAATCTTAGATTTGACATGCAGGCAGGCGCAGGCACTTTAAGAATTATCAACTCAACAGGTTATGAAAGTCGTGTGTTAGATGCAAACGACATTCCAAATAAAAAATATGTAAATGATTATGTATTTGCAACTGGCGGTTCTGCTGTTGTTAGTTTATTTAAATATCCTGTAGGAGTTCCAGTTTCTGCTTCTGACACATTAGGCGAAGCACTAGCATCCAGTATTAAATTCTGGGTAAGAAGTGGCGGCAGTTTAAATCAAAGAGCACAGATTACAGCACAAGGTTTAGATGTTGATAACGTTAACATTTTAGATAATACAATTTTAAATTCTTCAGTAAGTAACAATTTAGTTCTTACTGCAAACAATACACACGTTGAAATTAATGGAATTTTAAATTTAGATGATAAAACAGCACCGTCTGCAACCGGTGGAACATCAAGAATATACTCTCGTTCGGGGACAGCAGTCACTGATTTTGAATTATACAACAGCGGAGTTTTTATTACTAACAGTAGAACTCAAGATGAAATCGTAGTTAAAAATAGAGCATTACTACTAAGTATGCTTTTCTAAGGAATTTTTATGGCAATTTATAACACAGCAATTACAGCAACATCAGAAGGAAGTTCAGATAAATTAGAATCTGGCACTGGTGTTCGTGCAATTACTACTATCATTGTTTGTAATACTACAAACACTGACAAAACACTCACGTTATATGCTGTGCCTACCCCAGGAACAACTGCAAGTTCATCAAACATGATTGTAAATGCACTAAATGTTCCTGCAGGTGATACTGTAAGTTTTGATCAAGAAAAGATGGTATTAGGAACTAGTGACCAAGTAAGAGCAATATGCTCAGCTAGTGGATTAACAGCAACAGTAAGCACATTATTGGTATAATATGAGATTTTTAAAAACACTTACTTTAAATCGTAGAGCAATTTACGATAGTCGTGTAGCACTAACAACCAGCGATGATTTAACTCTTGCTGATAGCAGAACTATGATATTGCCAAAGAGCGATAGCACAGTAACTGGAGCAGTTGTCGGACAAATGCGTTATAATACTACTAACAATCAAGTTGAAGTATATCAGGGCGTTGGTGGTGGAGCAACATGGCGCAATTTACGTTTTAAGGAAGCTACACAAGTCACAACCGAAACATACACGGGTGATGGAACAAGCACAGTATTTGGTCCACTAAGTACTCAACCACCAACAGTAGTAGAAAGTGGCGCAACATGGACTGCCGCTAATTTAATTGTTATTGTTGGTAATGTATTTCAAATAGCAACAACAAACTATCTAGTACAAACAGGCACAGCTATAGGAACAGTTGGCGGCACTGATTATAGTACTGGACCAAATGCTTCAAAGTATTACATTAAATTTACATCAGCAAGCCCTGGACTTAGCACACCTATAGTTATTCTACACGGCTTTACGCAGTAAGGAGCACACATGGGCATTGAGCTAGGCAGAATTAGTGGCCCATTACTAGCAAGTAATCTTGTTCGTAAAAATTCCGGCGTTGGTGAAGAAAACTTAGCGTTTGAAACAAACCTACTTTATCTTGATGTAATCAACGGCCGCATTGGTATCAAAACTAGCAGTCCAGCTGCCGGATATGCGTTATATGTTAACGGCAATATTCGAAGTGACGATCTCGAAGTTCCAACTCAATTTGAAACTCCTAATTATGTAGTAAGCACAAATCGTATTCAAAATCTTGTAGATAAAATTTATCTACAACCAGACCAATCAACAGATCCAAAAATTGCAGCTCCTAGAGTTGGAACATTAAATCTTAGAATTAGTGACCAACTTATTGAAAATATCACTAGCGGAAGTGATATTAATTTTAATCCTAACGGCGATGGAAAAACATCCGTTACGTCTTCTGAAGTATATGTTGACGGCAACATACACGCAACTGGTGATATAACCTGGGACGGAAATATAACGTTTGGCAGCGATGACGCAGATAACGTTGAATTTTCAGCAGATGTTGACAGCCATATTATTCCAAATGTTAATAAACAATTTGATTTAGGATCAGCTAGTCAACGTTGGAATAACATATACACAAAAGACTTAACAGCAGAAAGTTTAACATACGATACTATTACAATTGACAACATAAATTTTTTGTTGACTCAAGGAAATACTTATTATGTAAGTGCAAACGGAAATGACAGTTCTGTTGGCAATCATTTACACGGTACTTTCCGTACAATCAAACAAGCACTAACTGTTGCTCACGCAGGCGACACCGTTGTTATTTTTCCAGGTACGTACGAAGAAATATTTCCGTTAACTGTGCCAACAGGAGTAACAGTTAACGGTGCAGGTATTCGTGCAGTTACAGTTAAACCTACTGCGGGTACAAATACTAATAATGCATTTTTATTAAACGGTGAAACAACTGTTAGCAACTTGACTGTTAGAGATTTTAATACAGGATACGCATTTAGTTTTGCGCCTGGGTTTACCGTAACTAGCCGAAGTCCGTATGTACAAAATGTTACAGTAATAACAACAGGACCAAATGCAGGTAACGGCGCCTTAGTTGACGGTAGTTTAGCCAACAGCTCCAGTAAAGAAGCCAGTATGTTGTTTCACAGCGTAACAATGCTGATACCAAACGCAATTGGAGTAAAAGCAACTAACGGTGCGAGAGTTGAATGGTTAAACTCATTTACCTACTTTGCTGAAAGAGGCTTGTACCTATTGCAAGGTACACTAGGGTTTGCCAGTCTTGGAGTTAAGTTTGGTGCCGAACTTCGTAGTATTGGCTCAGCAAACGTTTATGGTACATACGGCTCAGTAGCAGACGGTGCAAATACTTTAGCATATTTGATTGGTCATAATTTTGCTTACATTGGCACTGGTACTGATAGTGCTAATGATGCGTCATTAGTAATACAAGCTAACGAAGTCTTAGAGATCAACAACGGCCGCATTTATTACGAAAGTGCTGATCACAAAGGCGATGTTAGAATTGGCGATATTTTTTATGTAAATCAAGAAACTGGAGACATTTCATTTAATGCGCAGGCATTATCGTTTAATCCATCTGGGTCTATTAGCGTAGAAGGAGGAACTAGTCCTTCTTACGTTGATAAGAATATGGTCATCAGCGGAAATATTAAAATATATGATAATAATATTGACAGTTTATCTGGTCCAATTAATTTTTTAGCAAGCTCAGGATCGACCTACCTAAATACCAATGTGTTTGTTACAGGAAATACTACAGTTTCTTCAGACATTAACGTAGACGGTAATTTATATCTTGGAAATCAATCAACTGATAATATTACGGTATTTTCTAATCTAACACAAGATTTACTTCCTGATGATGTTGGCGGTCCGTTCACATTAGGAACAGATTCTAAGCGTTGGAATACGCTTTATGCAACATTACTAAATGTTGACGATGTTACACAGATATCATCTAATACTATTACAACACTAACGACAGATACAAACTTAATACTGTCAGCAGCAGGAACAGGGCAAGTACAAGTTACAAATACAGATGTAGAAATTGATAATAGTTTAACAGTTGGAAATACGTTAACTGTCAACGGCATTAGCAGTTTTCAAGATATTAATTTAACTGGGACAATAACTCAAACGGGAGATTGGGATCAGATTGGTAGCAGTAATGCTTATATTACTGGACTGTTTGCTAATAACAATATTGAAATTACAGGCAGTTCATATTTTGCAGTTCCGGACATCAAACTACAAAATAGTGAAATTAGTGTTACTGCAACAGATAGCGATTTGACTTTAACTGGCGCAACAACAGGCGGCGTAGTTCTAGACCAGCGTTTAAAAATTAACAGTTCTACTATCAGTAACGTGTGGGCTAGTCCAACAACTGATACACAGCGAAGTGTTATACTTCAGCCTAATGGCACTGGAAATGTAACAATCACAGGAACAAATGCAGTAAAAATCCCAGTTGGTAATACGTCTACACGAACTATTGCAGCTGGAGAAATTCGATACAACGATGCAACAAATTTGTATGAAGGTGGTGCAGGCACTGGACTAATCAGCTTCAACGGGTTATATGATTCTGATAGAAATACATACATAACAACTGGCGCAACTGACAATACAATATACTTTGGAACTAATAATGTTGTTAACACCACATTAAACAGCACATCACTTAATTCTAACATTTTTGAAGCAGGCAATGTTCAACTAACAGGTAACACGTTATCAAATATTGTTTCTGGGAACGATTTAACATTCGCACCAGACGGTACTGGAAATACAATATTAAGTGGATTACCAATAAACCAAAATTACATTATAAATTCGTTAAACAGTTCGTTGAATTTAGAAACTACAGGAGCCGGCTATATTAAATTCTCAGGAACCGCTGGTTTAGTAGTTCCGACCGGTAATGATAGCGGACGACGAGGAACTCCTGAACTTGGAGAACTTCGATATAATACTCAAGCGGCCGGTGTATTAGAAATTTTTAACGGCTCGGGGTGGATAAGTGCAGTAGGAAATAATGCAACAGTTTCTGCTGCTGACGTACTTGATATTCTTGAACTTTGGACCCTCATTCTAGGGTAAAAAACCAAAACAGCTAAATACTATTACTGCAAAGACTGACCAAGTTTTTGCGATATTAACCTGCGGTAAACCAGCATAGAGCGCAAGCTGAAAATTTGGTTAACGGTGAAACACCGGGTAGAGGAGAGCTATGGCTGTTGGTCGTATTACCGGTCCGCTCTTGAAGGCGAATCTTCTTCGTGATGGAGTTGATCTGGCTTTTGAGACCGACTTACTTTATTTAGATGTTATAAACGGCAAAGTCGGCATAAAGACAATACCGGATGTTGGCTACGACCTAGATGTCAACGGTAAAACTCGCTCTACAAATTTAGTTGTTACAAATCAAGCAGATTTAGCAACTTTTACAATCAACAACAATACAATATCTAGTTCTAGTTCTACTATTAATTTAGAACCAACTGGCGCAAATGCCGTAGTATATCAGGGTAAAATTGTCACAGGTGATTTACAAGTCAGTACTAACACTATTGAAATCACTGCAACAGACCAAGATTTAAATATTAACACACTTGGCACTGGCCAAGTTGTCGTCAACAGTAATTTATTAGTTAACGGCGATATTCATGCTACTGGAAACATAACAGCTGATGGTAGTATTCAACTAGGCGATGCAAACACCGATAATATCGTATTCAACGCAGATGTTAACAGTAACATTATCCCAGACGATGACATCACTTGGGATTTAGGAAGTGATCCTAATGCAAGCGGCAAGGCTTGGCGTAACGTTTATGCTAAGGATATCTTAGCAACTAGTGTAACAGCAAATAGCATATTAGTCAACGGCATTGATTTAGCACTAGTTCAAGGAAATATCTACTATGTTGCTACTACAGGTAGCAACTCTAATTTGGGTGAACACGAACATAACCCAGTACTAACATTAAAATATGCCCTTAGTCTAGCCAATGCCGGTGACTGCATTTATATCTATCCAGGTACATATCAAGAAATATTTCCTCTAACAGTTCCTGCTGGCGTTAGTATTAAGGGCACTGGTCTTCGTTCTGTTAAAATAGTACCAACAGTAGGAACTAACGATAAAGATGCGTTTTTATTGAACGGCGAGACAACTATTGAAGATTTAACGGTAGCAGATTATTTCTATAATGTAACTAACAATACAGGGTATGCATTCCGTTTTGCTACAGGAATGACAGTAACAACTCGCAGTCCTTACATTAGAAACATAACAGTTATTACAAAAGGATCAACTACAAATACAGGCGATCCTTACGGGTTTGACAGTAACGATGCAGGTAAAGGAGCACTAGCAGATGGTAGCGTAGTTAATGCAGCCAGCAAAGAAGCAAGTATGTTGTTCCATTCAGCAACATTTATTACACCTAATCAAGAAACTATTACAGCAACAAACGGTGTACGTATAGAGTGGTTAAACTCGTTTAGCTATTTTGCTGATAAAGGGCTGTATCTAACAAGCGGTTCTACAGGCTTTGCTGGAGTAGGACAAACACGTTTACGTATTGAAAATCGTACAGGTACTTGGGCAGTTGGTAATACTGTAAACTACTACGATACTGACGGAACAACAGTATTAGGCACAGGCACTATTGCTAGTATTGACGGTAACTACGTCAACTTAACGGGCAAGTGCCTTGGATTTGAAACAATTACAGATCGTCCTGGCAAAACAGTATACGCCCAGGGCGATGCTAAATTATCAGTAGCGCAAAAGAAATTTGGAACAGCAAGTTTAGTTTTAGATGGTGTTGGCGACTATATTACTATATCGTCGCAACCAGATTTTGAATACGGTACTGGAGATTTTACTTTTGAATTTTTCTGGAGACCAACTGCGCTTGGAACAGGACAAGTCTTATTAGATTGCAGAACAGCCGCAACTGACACAGCACTTTATTTAGAAATGAACGCTTCTGGAAATATTAGATTATTTGTAAGCGGAGCATATCGTATTACTTCTAGTGTTGCATGTACAGCGGGTACATTTAATCATATAGCACTATTTAGAGTTGGCGGTGTTACAAAATTAGCAGTTAACGGAACATTAACACCTACAACATGGTCTGATTCAACTAACTACCCAGCACGACCAGTTAGAATGGGGGCTAGTTGGACTGGTGGAGCACCAAGTACAGGATATATTGATGAAGTTCGTGTAGTTAAAGGTGTAGCAAAATACACAACTTCAGTGACAGTTCCAACAGCGCCACTTGCTGGCGATTTATCAACAGTATTACTACTGCATTTTAACGGTGCAAATAATTCAACTACATTTGTTGACGATGGTCTTACATTTCAAGACTTAAGAACAAGTGCATTAGGAACAGCAAGTCTTATTCAATTTGCAGACTACTCTGACTTTGGAGCAGAACTTCGCTCAATTGGCTCAGCAAGCGTCTATGGAAACTATGGAGCAGTTGGCGACGGTGACGGCGTTATTGCATATCTAATAAGCCAAAATTTTGCGTATGTGGGTTCTGGTAAAGTATCTACTAACGATCCTAATGATAGGATTGCTGCTAACGAAGTTGTTAAGTCGAATCGTGCTAAAATTTATTATACTAGCGTGGACAACGAGGGTAATTTTAGTGTTGGCGATGCATTTTTTGTAAATCAAAAAACAGGTGATGTATTATTCAACGGTGAAGCACTGACAATAACAACTCCGGCGGGAGTTACTTTTACGGATGGTGTAAATTCTACAATAATTTCCGCAGACGGAATTGACACTGGTAATATACGCATCAGTGGAAATACCATTGAAAGTTTAACTGGTCCAGTTAACATAACATCGGCTAGCGGTGCAATTAATTTACAAAACAATACATTTGTTACAGGTAATTTAGATGTTACTGGGGACATTACACTTGGCGGTAACATTACAATTGGCGACTCTAATACAGATACAATTAATTTTGTTGGTGGTATTAGCAGTAATTTAGTACCAGCAACAACAGCAACATACAATTTAGGACAAGGCGGCGCAACTCCGTTACGTTGGAATAACGTATTCTTAAGCCGTGCTGAAATTGACGGACTTGTAATTGATAGTAACACTATTCAAACTACAGTAGGCAATGATAACTTAACATTGCAAGCCAACGGTTCAGGCATTATTTCAATTCCAAGTAATGATGTGCAAATAAATCAAAGTTTGACCGTAACAACTGATTTAACAGTTACTACAGGAACAACATATTTAAAGAATACTGGCATTACTGGTACTGTTACACAAACAGGCGACATTAATCAAACCGGTAATTTTACCACAAGCGGTAATACAGAAGTTACTGGAAATATAACTGGAACAGGTTATTTAAGATTACCTAATATTGAAATTAGTGGCAGTACTATTACAACTAGAACTAGTGGCACTGATTTACAATTGACAGCTAACGGAACCGGTAACGTTGTAATTGAAGGGATTAAAGTTGAAGACAATGTAATTAAAAGTACCGCAACAAATTCAGATATTACATTAACTCCGCAAGGAACTGGTATTGTTACCATTGACAGTAACCAAAGTTTAAAAATTCCAGTGGGTGATAACGCTGCCCGTCCTGGTACACCTGTAAATGGTATGATTCGTTACAATAACCAAATTGGACGCTATGAAGGTTATAATAACGGTCTCTGGTTAACTATGAGTGGAGTTGCAGATTCAGACGGTAACACATATATTACTGCTGAATTGACTCCTGGCGCAAATGATAATACTTTAAGATTCTACGCCGATGGCAATTTAATGGCTACCATCGATAGTACTAAGCTATATACAGAGCGTTTAAAAACTAGCAATTTAAATATAGAAAGCAATACTATTAGTTCGATAAGTACTAATAGCGATATTAATTTATCACCAACTGGAACTGGTAGTGTACGTGTTGGAAATTTAAGTATTAAAAATAATACAATTACCAACGTAGTATCAGGCGCAATAACTGAATTTAGTCAAACAGGCACAGGATATGTAAAAGTTCCAGGAACTTACGGAATTGTAATTCCATCAGGTACAGACTCTACACGCCCAGGTGTGACTGAAAGCGGAATGATTCGTTTTAACACAGAGCAACAGCTTGTGGAAGTCTACAACGGATCAATATGGACAGGTGTATCTGGAGTTGGTGGTGGTATTAACTTTAACGATGCAACAAACATTGCAATTGAATACGTTTTAACATTTGGATAAAATATGGCAACCACATTTGGAAACTCTTTAATACAAGAATTAGGAACAACACCAACAACTGCTCTAACATCGGCAGCTAATGCTCGTGTTACCGTTATCGGTTTAAGCCTAACTAATCTAACAGACAGTATTATTTTAGCAACTATTCTTATAGAAAATAACACTACTGGCGACAGTGCTCATTATATTAAAGGCATCCCAGTTCCACCAAATCAGAGTTTGCGTGTTATTAACGGCGGTGAAAAATTAATTATTGGTACTAATACCAGCATCATCTTTACAGCTAGCCAAGATGATAGTTTAGATTTAGTAATGAGTTATGTATCAATTACGTAAGGAATAAATTATGACATATTATGTTGGACAACTTAGTTCAGTTGAACTACTAGGAGAAGGAAACCCAAGATTTTTCTACGGACTTCGTAGACAAGACACAGGAGACAATGACGGTACTTTATTTTTTACAAAAGTTGATCAACTTACAAGTACTGATGTTATAACTATAAACAACGCCGGTGCTGGTTCTGACAATTTTGAAACATTTGAATATGGTATTGATTTTTTTGACGGGCGTCTTGCACAAGATCATAGTCGCCCCTACACAAATTTACAATTTGATCAATATCGCTGGGATAGCAAAAATTGTTATTATTACATAAATGCTAATGGCGAGTTAATAGTGAGAATTAATCAAGCATATACATACGCACCAGAACAAATTGTTAGTTAATAAAGACAAGGAATATAAAAATGGCAGCAGAATTTAAAATTGGTAGACTACGTTATAACTGGGTAGGTACATGGACTCCTGGAACGGTATACAGTCGAGACGACGTAGTACTTAATGACGGAAAAGCATATTCTTGTCTAGTTCCAAATACAGCAAGTGCAAACTTTTATACAGATTTAAACAACATTTTTCCACGCTGGCAAATTGTACTCGACGGTAAATCATGGAAGGGTCCTTGGGTATCTAATTATTCATACGGTGTTGGAAATATTGTAATATTTGGCGGTAAAGCCTATATTAGCATAACTGCTCATGTTAGCTCATTATTTGAAAGTGACGTTGCCAACTGGAATGTATATGCTGAGTTTGACGGATGGAAGCCCAGCTGGACTCCTAGCACAGCCTACGGTGTTAATGATGTTGTAAAATACGGTGGTATTGTTTATAAGTGCATAGCCAACCACTCTAGTGCAGGCTCAACTAGTGCAGGCCTTGAAGCTAACCAAGCCAGCTGGCAAGTTTATTATTCTGGCGTTGAATACAAAGGCATCTGGGCATCAGGTTTTAGATACAAACTTAATGATTTAGTAAAAATACGTGCAAATATCTATATTTGTACACAATATCACACATCTACTAATACGTTTGATGACAGTAGCTTTAGTATGTGGATACCAGGACAATTATCAAATGTTGTCTGGAACCCATCTACTGTTTACCAAGTTGGTGATGCAGTTATCCACGGCGGTGATGCTTATATTTCTAAGACTGCTAACAATCAAAACAATTATCCAGACACTGATGCTATAAGATGGGGATTCTTTAACGTTGGTTATACTGTTCGAAATACATGGTCTGCAGGCCCGGCTTCATACGCCCCAGGTGATTTAGTAACTCGTAACGGACAACTTTATGAAGCTGTTGCAAGAAGTACTGGGCAAGATCCGAACACTAGTACAGTCACAGCAAGTTATGTAGCATTAGGAAGTTCTTCAACTGAATTAAATCTTTCATCAATAACTGGAATAACGGCAGGTATGACAGTATCGGGTGTTGGATTTGTTAGCGGCCAACGTGTTGCTACGGTTGTAAATGAAACAGCCAGCGCAGAAGATTCTACTCTTACAAATAATACAATAACTATAAGTTCTTTTACATCAAAGACTGGCACTGGGCCATACTTGGTGACTTTTGCTATTCCTACACAAGACATTGTGCCATCAGCAAACTCTCAATTTATAGTTGCAGGTAACAGTAATGTGCTTTATAACGGAACATTTGCTGTTAACAGCACTACAACTACAAGTATTACTTTAACTTATATAAATGATCCGGGTGTATACGGTACAGGAGTTACAACAATTACTGATACGGCACGTAAAGTGTTAACATTAGGCGGAACAGTTACCGGAACTTTTAGAATAGGTATGAGACTTCCGCAAGCTAATAATGCCTATATAGTAGCAGGATCAGGAACTTCGTGGATTGTAACTACTACTCAAATATTAACATTGCAAACAATCACTGCAACATTCCAAGGAATAACACTATCACGCGAGTCGGATCAAGCGTTAACTGATTTGCAGGCAATTAATTTTGTTGGAATTAATTCACAATATTGGTCTTTATTAATTCCTGGAAAACAATGGGCAAATCGTTGGGTTAGTACAAGTCAGTACAGTGTAGGAGATGTAGTTTCATATTCAACTGGAACTTATGTCTGCATAAAACCGCACACACAATCTAACAGACCTGACATTGATACTACATCTACGTATTGGGTATTGCTGATAAAACACGATCCTAACAATACTTTGAATAATCAAGGTGATTTAAGAACGTTTGCAAATGATCGTCCCCAAGCTGTTGCCATAGGAACTGATACGTATGTGTTAGGAGTAGATTCAAATTTGCCAAATTGGCGAAAACTCAATGTTGTTCCTGCGGTCTATTATGTTGATTCTTACACAGGTGTAGATACACCTGGCTACGGCGTTACTTGGGATCAACCATGGAAGACTATCAAGTATGCTTGCGATACAATTACTACAGGATTTTATTTTCCTAATGCCGTTGAACTTGTAAAGGCAAATAAAGCCTTTATAATTGCAGAAATGTATCAATGGATGCTTTATCAAATGTCAAATAATATTGCGCCATTTAGTGCTGATAGTCTATGGAATCCTTATAAAGCGCAAAGAGATGCTGAACTAATTGTAGATGCAATACTGTACGATTTAAAACGTGGCGGCAATAGCCAATCTGTTGGTGCTGCGCAATCTTTCTTTTACACTGGAAGCCAAACACGATTATACAATAGCTTAACAAAAGCCACATTGCCTTATTACACACCTTCATTAAATTATTTGTTAAGTTTGATGCAAAGTGTTGTTGCTAATACTGCCGTGACTGTAAGTTATCAAACATTAAACAACGTAACACCAGTTAGTGTAGTAAATCAAATTATTATTAATAATTTAACAGCAGAAGCAAATGTTGCAAACAACATATCAAGTTTGATGGGCATTATCACAACAGCACTAACAAACGAAAATACTTATCTTGTACCGTCTGCAAATACAGGTATATCTGCAAGTATCTATGTAAAAACAGGTACATACAATGAAATATTACCTATTGCTATTCCTGAAAATGTATCAATTATAGGCGACGAATTGCGTAGCGCAGTGGTTCAGCCAGCGTCAAGTAAAACATTTTATTGCACACAAACAATAGCCCCTAACAGCAGTCCATCAACTTCAAATACGATGATTGTTAACAGTACGGCTGGATTGTCAAATAATATGCCTCTTCAGTTTATTAGTCCGTTTGTTAATAATGCAAGTACAACGTTTGGCGGAGTAACATCTGGTAGAACATATTATGTTGATGGTAACTCTATAACTAGCACTAGTTTACGAATAAAAGATTCTCCAACGTTTACATTTATTGCTACTACAGTAGTTAGTAGTAATATTTTAACTAACGTTTCAAACATTACTAATCTTTCAGTAGGCATGCAACTATCAGGACCTGGCATACCATTTGATGCTTATGTTTATTCTTTTAATCAGGCAATAAACACTATTTCTACTATTACTATGTGTACAGGATATCCGTTAGCTGAAGGGTACGTATTTGTTGAAGCGTATGCTACAGAAAGTGGAATTTTAAGAACTTTAACATCTACTGGAAACTATGTACAACTAACAAACGGCAACGGCAACATGACTATATATGCCGGCGATTGTTTAAAAGACATGTTCTTAATGAGGAACGGAACTACTATTCGTAACATGTCTCTGTTTGGCCTTAAAGGAACATTAACGGCTAATAATCAATATCTAACAGCTCGGCCCACCGGCGGCTCTTATACTAGTCTCGATCCAGGAACAGGTCCTAATGATACTAGTGCATGGATTATACGTCGAAGCCCTTACGCACAAAATCTTACAGTATTTGGTGAAGGAGCCATTGGAATAAAAATTGACGGTACTTTACACAACGGCGGCAGCAAATCGATAGTGTCTAACGACTACACTATGGTTATAAGTGACGGAATCGGTATCTGGTGTACAGGCCCGGGTTCAATAACTGAAGCTATTAGTGTGTTCTCATATTATGCGTATGCTGGTTATTTTGCTGAAGACGGCGGAAGAATTCGTGCAGCCAACGGTAATAGTTCTTATGGAACATTTGGTGTAATTAGTGAAGGATTTGACACTACAGAAACTCCATTAACTGGGACTATTAATAATCAGTCACAGCAAGTACAGGCGGAAGTTACTAGTGCGTTCGGTACTGTAGATCAGTTATTAAAATTAAACTACAACAATGCCGGTTCTAATTATTTTTCTCCTGCAACTAACATGTTAAAAAGAAGTAATGAATTTTTAACTACTTGGACTAATGATTCTTATTTGTCATTTACTAAGAATAATATTGCCCCTACAGGTTACACTGAAGCATGGTTACTATCTGGATCAACTACTACACCGGGAACTGGCTATGTTCAACAGAGTATTACAATAAATCCAGCAGGCTATACATATACTAATATTGGCGGAACAACCCAAGATGGCGCACCGGGCTCTGGGGCTACTTTTGATATTAGAGTTACTAGCACAGTATACGTGGTAACTGTAAATTATTCAGGCGGCAGTAGTGCTCAATATCAAACAGGAAATAATATTAAAATTCTTGGATCAGTACTCGGTGGGTTAAATGGTGTTAACGATTTAATTATTGTTGTCGGTGACTTAACAGGTACTGGTATTTCTACTATTTCAGCAATATCTGGAACAGTGCCTGCAGGCAGTAATCAAAATTATACACTTAGCATGTTTGTGTATGACGGCGGAACATCTGCTACTTTAGATATGCAAGCTATATTTTCTGGTACTACAACAGTTACCAGCGGTATTAGTTATAATATTTCAAGTAAAACTATTACTCCATACTCGGGCACTAGTATTACAAGCAGTGCAAATGGCGGTACTTTACCCGTAAACTTTAAAGCACAAAAAACTTTAGTTAACGGTTGGTATAGAGTTTGGTTCTCTATTAACGACAGTACAGGTGTTAATAATACATTGACTTTTAAGTTCTTCCCGCAAGGAGCGACAGCACCAGTAGCTAACACTTATTCAATAATATACGGAGCTCAGCTAGAAATATCTGATGAAGACTATACGCCTAGAGTTTATTTAGAAACAACAACTAATCAGTTTACTGCTTATGCAAATTATCAAGTTGTTGGTGCAGGAGCAGGCGCACTATTATCCGGAGATGAAATAAGAAGTCAATCAGTATTCAACGTTCGAGTTACTACTGATTCTAACGGGTTTACTGGTGGAGCTGGTTACGGCAGTAGTTTAAATACGGCGGCCGACGGTAACCTAAATTCAATACGACTTGCCGCAACTGACCAAGGGATTTTTAATTACTTAGGCATGCGTGTTTTTATTGGTGGCGGCACTGGCGCTGGACAATACGGATTTGTTACATACTATAACAACAGCTCTAGTGTTGACGCTAACGGGATTACTACAAAAACTGCTCTTATAGCTAAGGAAACAATTGATCCAATAGGAGTAATTTCTACAACTTCTAATGCTACCCCTGCTAATAATCTAATTACCCTAGAAGATCAAATTGATATTAGTCAATGGTACATTAATCAAGCAGTTCAATTTATACCTACATATTATACAACAACAGTAACGGCTACATCTATTGACACTGTGATTGCTACCGGATCTCTTGGCGGAACAGTAAACACTATAAGTATACCTACTGAGAGTCTTGCAATTAACATGCCAATTACATTTGGAGCAGGAGATCTCAATGTAAGTCCTGGTTTTATATACTATATTACACAAATTGACTATATTGGCAATACAATTCAAATTGCAACTAGTATAGCAGGAACTGCAATACAGCTTACCCCAGTTGCATCAACATCTCAAGTAGTAACATTTCCTCGGTATTCTGGATATATTAAAGCACCAACTACTAATATGGTTCCAAATATTAACATACAATTTACCGGCGTTGCTCTTGGAGGAGTAGCTCTTGGTACGACTTATTATATAAGTGATATTATAGATGCAGATAATTTTACAGTATCGGCAAACAAAACAATTTTAACTTCTACAGAGTCAATAGGTGGTTCTACTAATACTATTGAAGCAAACACAATATCGTTGGTTCCTTGCAATACTGTTGTATTTTCAGGAACGATTTTTGATGCCGCTATTTCTCCAGGAGTAATATATTATATTAGTAATATTGTTGACGCCGGCAGTTTTAACATTACCACAAGTATTATACGTACTAGTGTTACATCAACAACATTTGGTACAAATTTAATTGAAATTACTGATACAACAGGATTTGTTGTTGGACAACCTATAATTTTTAGTGGTATTTTGCCAGGAACAACGTTTGGTAATATACAAGCCGAAACTGTTTATTATATTCTAACTATTAATGCAGTTAATAATACAATTACAATTAGTACAGATAAAACAAACACATTTACATTAACTACTCGCGCAGGATTAATACAAGCTAGAACATGTCCTGAACCTATATCATTAGGCGGTGGTACTGGATCAATGACAGTTACATCAACTGGCACAAGAGTAGTAGTTACTCATAGTGTTGGAAATATTAGTACAATGAACGGAACATTCTCCACAAGTCTATACGGAGGACTAAATTCATACACAGTATATTATATTACATCAATCTCAACAGCGGGCCTTAACCCAACCATAACAGTAAGCACTACACAAACGGGCACTCCTCTTATACTTACAACTGGTGTAGGTAATATGCAACTAGTGGCTAGCGGCTGGGATCATATAAATCCAGGAACACCTACAGTTCCAACAGACTCTACAAGTTCTTATTTTATTGAACCAAAAGTAACCTTTACTGATCCAACTTGGAGCCAAACCGTAGGATCAGTTAATACTCCGTTGACCGGCGGCGCAACATTTATAAGTTTAGCGGCTGGAAATAATAGATGGTTAGGATTACCAACCTCTGGAGCAGTTGGAGCAACATCAACTAATGGAACAAGTTGGACAGCAATAACATTACCAACTGGAATATCTTCATGGAGTGATATTACATACGGCAACAATTACTGGGTGGCCTTAGGTAAACAAGCCGGCGGCGGAGGTCCACTAACTTCAGTTGCCGCATATTCTAATTCTAATGGTTTAGGTTGGAGAACTGTTGCTTTTCCTACTAACGGCAATTATCATAAAATTTGCTACGGCAACGGAACATTTATTGCTATAAGTTCTGACAGTCATCGTGCAGTCTATTCAACAAATCACGGACTTAATTGGACCCAAAGCTATTTGCCAAGCAGCACACCTATTACGCAAACAGGAGCTCCAGTAATAAGTACTGCACAATTTAAATTTGGTGTTTCTAGTTTATACCTAGACGGTTCAAGTCACATTGATGTTGCAAGTGATCCAAAATTTACTTATAGCTCAGAAGATTTTACTGTTGAGTGTTTTGTGCGCCCAACAAGTTTAACCGGAACTCAAGTAGTAATTGATCAAAGAACATCTGCTAACGAAGCATCAATTTATGTTGATGTTTCTGCAACAGGCGCTGTACGATTATATGTGCTTGGCTCGTATCAAATAACTTCGACTACACTAATAACAGCTGGAGCATGGAGTCACATTGCAGTGTCAAGAACTAGCGGCGTAACAAGATTATTTGTTAACGGAACAGTACAAGGCACAACATATACTGATGCTAACGTGTATGCAGAGAAACCAGTTGCTATTGGAGCATCATTTAGTGCTTCAAATCGTTTTACAGGTTATATTGATGAGGTAAGAATTAGTAGAGGCGTAGGTAGATATACTGCTACATTTACTCCAACAGTCCAAGAGTTTGACTCTGACGACAATACTATGTTGTTAATGCATTTTAATGACTTGAACAATTCTACAAACATTGCTAGTACCATAGGAACTTGGGTGTCAATAGCCTACGGTAACGGAGTATTTGTTGCAATTAACAGTAACGGACAAACAGGATGGAGTGTTGACGGCGCTACTTGGAACTCATCAACCCTACCAACAAGTAACACACTGTTAAGTGGAGTTACTATCCTAGGCGGCGGCGGTACATTCCAGTGTACAACAACGACAACACTTCTTGTTATTGGGCAAAGCGTAAGAATTTCTGGAATTAAATCTGGAGATGGCACTATTAAAAACGGCACTTACTACATAAGCGCAACTAATGGCAAGTCATCTTTTACATTATCTGCTAATCTTCAAAATGCACTATCGGGAACAAATCCAATTACAACAGGAGCTGGTACAACTACTGGACTTACTTTTGAAGTTGGAGTAGCATCTTACACAGGTATAGCATACGGAAACAATAAGTTTGTAGCAGTACAGACTGGATACGGACTAGAAACAGCAGTTAGTTTTGACGGCGTAAATTGGATACAGTCATTAAATTATATGTCCGCAACTATGGTTAAATATGGTCAAGGGGTATTTTTAGCACTTAACTCTACAGGCAGTACATCTTACGCTAGCGAACATGGATTACTTTGGAAGAAACGAACATTAACGTATGGAAGTATAAATGCAAGCATGTTTGGTCACAATTCCTCAAATGTGGGATATTTTGTAACTTTAACAGGCACAGGTGAGTCTGAGGGCAATGCAACTGTAATTAGCGAAGGCGCACGGGCACAAGGAAGACCAAGTTTAAATTCTGGAGTAATCAACGGAATTACTTTATGGGAAACTGGATCTAATTATTCAGTTCCTCCAACAGTAACGTTGACAGACTATAATGTGTCAGTAACTGCTACAGTTAATCCTCGTATAAGCAACGGTACTTTATCTAATCCAACATTTGTAAATAGAGGAACAGGTTATAATACTACTTCAACAGTAGTTTCAGTAACAGGTGATGGATTTGCAGACACATTCCAGATTGGATTACAATTAATCGTTAACAATTTATCAACTATTCCAGTTATTGGTAGCAATATACAAATTTTAAATAATAGTCAAGTTTACAAAGTTACAAATGCTGAGGCAGTGTTTGGAACTAGTGCTCCGTTTATCCAAGCTAATATTCAGGTATCGCCAGAAATTACAAATGCACTGAGCCCAGTTCATAACACACCAGTAACCTTCCGACAATTATACAGCCAATGTCGATTAACAAATCACGATTTCTTGCTTGTCGGTACCGGCAATAAGGCGCTGACGAATTATCCGTTCACTGATCCAACAACAGCAAAAATTGAAAATCAAGCAGTTGAAACTAATCAGGGACACGTATTCTATACCAGTACAGACGAAAACGGTAACTTCCAAGTTGGTAGTTTATTTGGTGTGCAACAAGCAACTGGTACAGTTACCTTAAGTGCAACACAGTTTGGTCTAACAGGACTTGAAACTTTAAGTCTTGGCGGAATTGCTGTTGGAAGCCAGAGCACTGTTGTTACACAGTTCTCTACAGATCCAACATTTTCAGGAAATTCAGATGCAATTATTCCAACTCAACGAGCAATTAGATCTTACCTAACTGGGCGTTTAAGTCAAGGCGGTGCTAATACATTTACTGGAAATTTAATTGCTGGTACTGTTTCAGTTGGCGGCCCAAATTTCATTAAATCAACAATTGCAAACGGCTCAACGGGCTCAAGTATTAACATGATCAACAAAGTATACTTTCCAGGTAATTCAGTAGACGGTAATATCCCTGCTCTCAATATGTTTATTCGCAGCGGAACCAAGCGCGGTAACGTATAAAACCGTAGAAATATAAAAAGATAAATACTATCAGAGGATGACAAAAAATGGCAGAATTTAAATTAGGTAGAATTAAATTTGTGTACCGAGGTACATGGACAGCGAATCGTAGCTATAACGTTGACGATGTTGTTACAAACGGCGGAAAAACCTACATTTGTGTAATAGGTCATACTTCAACAAACACAACGGCCGGATTTGCTACCGACCTAGCAGGTGGTGTTGGAATTACTAAATGGAATCTAATTGCTGACGGCACAACATGGCGCAATAATTGGGCATCAACTACCTATTATAATTTAGGGGATATTGTCCTATGGGGTGGAACTGTATACGTTTGTAAAACCGCTCATACTAGCCAAGTATATTTAGAAGACGATCAAAGTAAATGGGATTTGTTTTCTGCAGGATTTAAATGGTTAGGCGCTTGGGCTACTAGTACACGATATAAAGTTCGTGATTTTGTCTATTATGGTGGTAGTACTTACGTTTGTAATACACAGCATACTTCTGCGTCAACAAATGCATCCGGTCTAGAAAATGACATTAGCAAATGGGATATATTTAACCAAGGCGTTACGTATCTTGGCAACTGGAGTGGAAGCAGTGTAAGATATAAATTAAATGATGTTGTTAAATTTGGCGCCGACTTATGGATTTGTACCGCATATCATACATCAACTGGCACAAGCATTGATACTGGTAATTTTGCAACATTTGTAAACGGCTTTGAATTTGAAGGGTCTTGGAGTGCCTCTAATGAATACCAAGAAGGCGATGTTGTAACCTATGGTGGTTACACTTATACTGCTATACAAAATAGTGGAGCTAGTGACCCAAAGACTCCAAGTACACAAACAGCATATTGGAAAGTATTTACATCTGGTTTAGTATATGCTGGCGAATGGAATTCTAGTACATCATATCTAATTGGTAATGTTGTAACATTGGGTAGTTATACTTATGTAGCCACCGCTGACAACGCTGCATCAAAGCCGCCTACTTTAACAGCTACATTCACAGGTAGCATTACTGGAACAGCATTGACAACTTCAGCACCAACCGGCACAATTACCGTTGGTATGACAATAACCGGTGGTACAGTTTCTGCAGGAACTACTATTGTTTCAGGCAGTGGAAGTAGTTGGGTAGTTAACAACAGTCAAGCAGTGTCTAGTGCTTCTTTAACAGGCATCATTACAAATCCAAACTGGGGACAATTAAGTTCTGGTATTCGTTGGGCAGCGGCACCGAACACAACATATACAAACGTTGCTAGTAGTAATCTTATTGCAACAGGTAGTGGTAGCCCAACATTCACAGTAACACGATCTAGTACAAATTACTCCGTAGTAATTGGCAGTACAGCTGGCACAGGTTATACAGTTAATGACACATTAAAAATTCTAGGTAACGTTTTAGGAGGCGCAACTCCAGGTAACGACTTAGTAGTTAAGGTTGCAACTATTACAGGCGGCGGCGCAACCGGGCCAATAGGCACCGTTACAGTAGTTACTGGATATGCATCAACATGGAAAACTGGTATAACCTATGTTATAGGCGATGCAGTCTACTATGGAAATAGTAGTTATATTTGCATTAGTGCTCATATTGGCTCTACTAGCGTTAATGATCCTATTAGCGATACAACTGCCACTTACTGGAATATTTTAGCTAGTGGCGCTGATAGCGGAGCACTAACTACTCAAGGCGACATGGTATATTATGGCGTCAATGGCCCAACACGCTTACCTATTGGTTCAGATGGCCAAGTACTACGTGTCGATGGCAATCAGCCAAGTTGGAAATATTATGGTGAGTTACAAAATATTGTATATGTTGCATCTAGCGGAACAGACGCTATTGGTAACGGACAAGGGTTAACTTTAGACAAGCCATGGAAGACTGTGGGATATGCTTGTAAACAAGTTGAAGACGGATATCAAAATAGAAATGCCGGATTAATTCTTCAAATTAACAAACAGTTCATGATGAAAGAAGTTAATAATTATATATTAACTCAATATTCTTTTAATGTAACTGGAACAGCATCATCAGGCAATACTTTTGTAACTGGCGGAACAAGCACAACAAGTCAGGTAACTACTGCCAGCATGTACTACGGTATGCCTATTACATTTAGCGCAGCAACAGGTGGTATAACAGTAGGCACAACTTATTATGTTAACACTATACCTAACAGTACTACTTTTACAATTAGTGATGCATATCAAAGCGGTATAACTAAAACAGTTGGATCAAGTAGTGCAGTTGCTTCTACAGCAAGTTTTGCCTATGTTCAAAGCAAAGCAGAAAGAGACACTGGCACTGTAATTGATGGAATTGTATTTGATTTAACGCATGGCGGAAATTTATATACAATTACTGCTACTCAAGCGTATTTTAGCACTCTTACTTCGTATATTACAACTGGTACAAGACAACAGGCTCCTGTTTTTGCAGGCGCTTTAAGCTACCTTAAGGACATATTATTTCCTGCGGTAATGTCAAATTCTGCACCGGCTAATAACTATCAAACTATAAGAAGTATTAGTGTTGGTGACAGAGCAATTCAAAATATATCTGGAGTTACAACATCAGATGTAGAGTCCGGAAGTGTTGCTAGAATACAATCATTGTTGGGTGTTATAACAACTTCATTGTCTACAGGAACATATGGCAATGCCCCATTACTCAACAGACCAAACACTACTATCTATTTAAAAACTGGCACATATAACGAATATGGTCCTATTGTAGTTCCTCAAGATACTGCAATTGTAGGAGATGAACTGCGTAGTACTATTGTACAAGTTGCGGGCCCCGCAACTTATTTAGGTACTGATAAGCCAAAAACTGCTGCAGCATTAAATCGTTTAAAGACATTATTACCTGATTTAATTTCGAATACACCAATAACACCAACTACAACAGGTACACTATTTCCTAATACAAAAACACAGGTAACTAATTTGCCTGTAGGTGATACTGGAAATACTACAGCAGTTAATCTTGTAGTTAATAATACTAAGATCGTTCAGGACATGTTTAGTGCCGGTGGAGTCATCACAGGCCCAACTAATCCCAACTATCCTAACGGCTTACCATACGAACCGGCAATTAGCACCCCAGCAGTCACCGGATATAACACATCGTATCTAGCAAATTACGGCGACGGTGTAACATTAATTCGAGCTAACTATCAATATATTAAAGATGAAATAGTAGCTTTCTTAAACACTGATCCTACCTTAACTGGAGCAGAGCAGTGGGTAAATTACAGTTCCACTTATCAAGCAGAAACAAAACGTGATTTAGGATTCATTCTTGACGCAATCTGCTACGATATGACATACGGTAGTAACAGTCAATCGTTAATTGTTGGAAGTTCATACTATAGCCTAAATACTCCTCAACTTTTTGCACCGTACTTAGCTGGCGTGTTAAGTTCGTTAAACCGTTTATCAACAGTTATTGGACAAATTGTTACCAAGGCAAACGTTACAGAAAGTGTTGGAAATACAACTACGCAAAATATAACTGGCACAGCTGGATCAGCAGCCGCGGCAGCGTTTGCTCAAGCTCGTGTAGCAGATATTTTATATTGGATTAACAACGGCACGCCTGATACCTCAGCGGCAACATTTACAGGATCAACAAGCGGCACAACACTAACGGTTAGTGGTGTAAGCGGAACTATTAAGATTGGACAAATTGTTACCGGTGGAACTATTGCCGCTGGTACGTATATTACAGCAGGTTCTGGAACAAGTTGGACTATCAGCGTAAGCCAGTCGGCTACTGCTACCGGGTCCACACTAGATATTACTCCAATAACATCTGGAGCATACGCATTAGCGTCAACTGCAAATAAAGCATCCTTTGATGCAGTGCAGGCACGTGCCGCAGAAATTGCTGCAGATGCTACTTCATGGGTTGCTAAATTCTTCCAGAATGAAAGTCCAATTGTATCTTTAACTACAAGGGATGCTGGATACGTTGTACAAGCTCTGGCATACGATTTACTATTTGGCAGTAATTTTTACAGTATTCAAACTGGCAGATCTTATAACAGACTAGTTTCTTCTGTTGCAACATTGCATAGTAGTCTTGCAGATTCAACATATGGAGCAATTGGCTTTGTTGGCGAGCGTGTTAAAATACTTGCATCTAATGGTGCAGTTGTACAAACTAATACAGTTATTGACGAAATGGTTGCACAAATTTACGGACAACCTACAAATACAGCTACATTTAATGGTACCATTAATGGTACACAGTTAGTAGTTAACAGCGCAGTTACTGGTACTATTGCGGTAGGTATGCAATTAACAGGCACAGGAATTGCACCAGGAACATCGATTATTTCTGGAAGTGGAACAACTTGGTTATTAAATTATAATCAGTCAGTGAGCTCAACTACAACTACAATTGTTAATGTTAGCACAACTGTTACTTTAAACGGTCAAACATTCTCAAACATCCTTACTGCGGGTACAACTGAAGGGTTTGTACCAGGATTAGCAATTACAATTACTGGCGCACTAATCAGCAACTTAGTTGCTTGTACTTACTATATTAAACAAGTATTAAGTTCAACTCAGTTTACAGTTAGTGAATCTTATTTAGGTTCAACATTTGTTATTAACAGCAATGCTACTGGCGCTATGACAGCAGTTGTATATGGTATCTATAGCGGTCTTGGTTTAACAACAGATATTACAGCAAGCGGCACCGCTATTCCTGTAACAACTGCAACTACAAGTACAAACCTAATTACTATTACTAGCAATGCAGGTATGATTGTTGACATGCCGATTGTATTCACAGGATTGCCTGCAAATATTACTACGACTGCAACAGATATTACAAGTAGTAGCATCACATTAGGTGCAACAGTAAGTTCACTTGGTGTAGTAGTTGGACAAAAAGTTTGGTTTACTGGATTTACTCCACAAGCAACTGGTACAAGTTCTTCGATAGTTTCTAATCAAGTTTATTATGTTAAAACTGCAAGTGCTAGTGAAATTACTATTGCTGCAACACTTGGCGGAACTGCATTAACACTAGCTAATGCTACTGGGTTATCTTTAACTGCAACTTTCAATACCGCCGGCGGGTTAGTAAATGGTCTCCAGTATTGGATTAATAGTGTAACAGTTGGAACATATCCGGCGGCCGGCACAACCATCACTGTTACTGAATCATACAAGAGTGGAACTGCTTTTGTAATAACTGACACTGTCTCTGGCATGTCAGCAACGGCGCAAGTTGGAATGGCTACTGATCAAGGTATTAATCAAAAAATTACCAACGGTACTGTTGCACCGTGGAATAACCCAACTGGTACTTATAAATCAACTAATGGTTATAACAACACTCTAAGTACTATAAACGGTGCTGAAATTATTCGTGCTAATAAGAATTTCTTAGCCAATGAATTAGTAGCTTATATATTATCTCAATATGTTGCTACTGTAACTACTACAGCGCAAGACGGAACTATTACCTGTAGCGGAGCACACAATTTAATCGTAGGAGATCCAGTAGTATTCTCAGGAACAATATTTGACGGTCAAATTTTTGCAGAAATAGTATACTGGGTGTTATCAACACCAACAACAAATACATTTACTATCACAATTACTCAACCTGGAAAAGGACCACAACTTGTAAAAACTTTAGCAGGTGCATCTGGTTCAATGACTGTAAGCTATTACATGACTCCAACTAAGTGCATACGCGATGCTGAATCATATATTGAGGGACTAGTATACGACTTAACAGTTACAGGAAACTATAAAGCAACACGATTTGTACAGTTATACCTATCAGCACAAGCTGGATCAATAACAAATAACTTGTTCCATTTAAGAAACGGTACTGGTCTACGCAACATGACATTAAATGGCATGACTGGTGCATTAACATTGCCTAATGCGCTAGGAACTCGCAGACCTACAGCAGGATCATATTCTAGTTTAGATGTAGGATTTGGCCCAACAGACTCAAGCGTGTGGATCAGCGTAAGATCCCCATACACACAAAACTTAACATTGTTTGGTAGTGGATGTAGCGGCATGAAGATTGACGCAGCCTTACACAGCGGCGGCAACAAATCTATTGTTGCCAACGATTACACAACTATCATCAGTGACGGGTTTGGAGTATGGTGTACTGGATCTAATGCATTAACAGAACTTGTTTCAGTATTTGCATATTATTCATACGCAGGTTATATGGCAGAATATGGTGGACGTATCCGTGCTACTAACGGTAACAGTTCATACGGTACATACGGTGTTATTGCCGAAGGTATTGACTCGTACGAAATTCCATTATACGGTAGACTAAACAACCGTGCTAATCCTGCATACGTTACTAATGTTGTAACAGATGGTACTGATGAAATTCTTCGAATAGAATTTGAAAACGCAGGTAGTCATTATTCAAATGCAATTCCTACAGTTAACGGTGCTGGATATAATATTGTAACAATACAGGATGAGTTCCGTGACTCGTCAGTATTTGAAACACGCCTAGTTGATTTAAACAACGGTCAAGGCATTGGCGGAAGCAATTATTTAACAGCGAGCAACGTAGCGCAAACCGGCACGGTTGGAACAATTACTATTGCTAACTCTGATATTCAATTAAGTTCAGCTTATGTAGGTATGAGAATACAACTTATAGCTGGTACAGGTGTTGGACAGTTTGCAAACATTATTGGATACGCACAAAGTAGCAAACTTGCTAACATAATTCGTCCAAATTTTGCAACGTTAACTATTACAACAAATAATACTACCGTATTCACGGTGGCTAGCACGGCAACTATGTATGTAGGACAACCAATTTATCTTGGTGCAGCAATTGGTGGATTAAACACAGAAACAGTATATTACGTAAGTACAACAAGTTTCTCTAGTACACAGTTTAGAGTAAGTACAACAGCAGTAGGTGCTGCTGCAGGCACAGGCAACGTATCGTTGACAGCTACTAGTGCAACACCAGCAGTAACAACAGCATCAATTATTGTTGGAACTACATTAACTGTAGGAACATTATCTTCCGGTGTAATCTATCCAGGTATGTTATTGAGTGGTGGTTCAGTATTACCTAATACATATATTGTTGCTAACATTAGTGGCTCAGGAGCTGGCTCGACATGGACTGTTAGTGTAAGTCAGAATTTATCAAGTACAGCATTAACTGGTACCGTAAGTGTTCCTGTATACGAAGCAGGATGGGATCATGTTGTTCCAGGAACAACAATACAGCCGCTATTAGATGCTACATCTGGTTATATTATTGAACCTGCATTGTCATTCACTGCTCCTGGATTTACTAGCACAGCAATCACCATGACTGCTGCCGCAGCTACTACATGGGCTGGATTAGCTTTTGGGCAAGGCACTTTTGTTGCTACATCAAATGCTACAGGAGTTACATCAACAGCAAAAACTACAGATGGTATAACATGGGCCGCCGGCGGCGCACTACCAACAGATGCAAGTGCAACATGGAGTGCTGTTGAATACGGCGGCGGACAAAATGCAACAGCGACGGCAATAGTAGGTGGTATTGGTGGATCTGGAGCAATACTAACAGCAGTTCTTGGTTCTGGAAACACCGCAGGACAAATTATTGGTATTACTGTAGTGAACGGTGGATATAATTATACAACACCGCCAACTATAGTTATTACAGATGCAACAGGTGCTGGCGCAACGGCTACAGCTAGAGTACTAAACGGTTCTATTCGAGCAGTAGATATGATTATCACAGGTAGTTTGTACGCAAATCCAATTATTACTGTGGTAACTAGTAGCATATCAAGTATTACTGCTGCAACTTGGGGCAGTGGATATTACGCCGCTCCAATTGTAACAATTGAACCACCTTTTACAGCTACAGGATGGAGTTCAGGCGGAGCAGTAACAGCCGGAAATTATTATTCAGCAGTTGATAATACAGTTAGTCCAAACGTAACTAACTATTATCTTGCTAGTGGCTCTGGAACAACTTTTAGTACAACTAAACCTACATTTACAAATGCAGTTTACGGTAAATCAGGGTTTGGTGCACCAGGTGTATTCAGCACAGGGTTTGGAACCAATGTAACATTAACTTATGTCGGTACCCTACCAGTTGCTACTGCTAATACAAACACTAACGCGGCTGGATATGGTGTAATAAGTTATACTGTTAGCCAGACTGGTTATGGTTATGCAACCACACCAACAATAACAGTAACCGATCCAAATGCGGCATTTTTGGCTATTTCTACAGCAACATCATCTGCAGCATACAGTACTGACCAGGGCGCAAACTGGTCAGCTACTGGCGGTACCACTGGCAAAACTAATCTTAATGCATTAGCATATGGTAATAATCTATATCTAGCAGTTGGTGGAACCAGTTCAGCTTCAGCAGTATCGTTAAGTGGTAGTTTAACAGGTACATGGTCCGACAGATCAGCTGACATCACAACAAATTCATCAGGATATAGTGCAATAGCATATGGTGCCGGTGTATTCTGTGCAATTGGCGGAACTGTAAGTTCGTTCACCGCGGCAGATCCAACAAAGTGGTATGTAGGTGATTCTTTAACAAGTAAAACTTGGGTAGATATTGCATACGGCAATGGACGATTTGTTGCATTGGCCAGTGATGGCACTTTACAATATACTGTTAACTGGCAAACAAAGAACTGGACAACAGGCCCATTTGCAGCCAACAACACATGGCAAACAGTTTCAAACAATCCATTAAGTGCTAACGGTGTAACAACATGGAAAAACATTAGTTACGGTCAGGGCTTATTTGTTGCAGTAGCAACATCAAGCCAAGCAGTAGCAATAAGCCCAGATGGATTAAACTGGACTTACTACGCAACCGGCATGCCGAGTTCGAGCAACTGGACTGGTTTAACATTTGGTAATCCTATAGATGCTACACTAGGAAGTGTTCCAACATGGGTAGCTGTGTCTAATACTAGCGGAAAAATTTCTACTAGAATTCAAACTGGTGCAACCGCACAAGGCCGTACAAGAGTTGTTAATAATCAACTTTCTGAAATTAGAATGATTGAGCCTGGCAGCGGTTATCCACGTGGTAATGTAACCGCAACAAGTACAACAAGTACTGGTACAATTACCGTTGATAGTACAATTAATTTAATAGCAAATCAACCAATTGTGTTTAATACTACAGTACATGGTAGTGTGGGCGGAATAACTCCAGGAGTATACTACTATGTCAAAGGTACACCGACAAGTACTACATTCCAAATATCCACAACACCTGGCGGATCAATATTTGCATTGACTTCGGCAACTGTTAGCGGAGTGACATACTTTGCCGGCCCAATTATTACTCAAACAGATCCTAACAAAGTTAATACTGCACCATTGGTTGCACGTATTGGTAATGGTGCGTTAGGCAATCCAAGTTTTGCACACCGAGGCATTGCTAATACTACAGCAACCGCTAGTTATCAAGGTGACGGATATGCCGATTTGTATCAAGTTGGTACGTATATCAACGTAAGTGGATTATTTGACATTCCAAAACCTGGATGTAACGTTGTATTCTATAGCATTACTGGAACAAGTCGTTGGTATAAGCTAGTTAGCGTAACTAACGTGTTAGGTATCCCAGGAAACTACACAGCTACATTCCAGATTAATCCAGGACTTTCAACATTGTTAGCACCTGCACACAATGATTTAATTACAACAAATCTACAGTATAGTAACGTTCGTTTAACAGGACATGACTTCTTGTATATTGGAACTGGCGGATTCACTGCAACAAATTACCCGTATGTTGATGCAACTAAAGCAGTTCAAGCAAATCAACAGTTTGCTACCGGTGGCGGTCGAGTGTTCTTTACAAGTACTGACCAAGACGGTAACTTTAACGTAGGTAACTTGTTTGGAGTTCAGCAGTCAACTGGTACTGCCACATTGAACGCTAGTGCGTTTAACTTGTCAGGACTACAGAGTTTGACACTTGGCTCGGTAAGTTTAGGAGTTGGCTCAGCTACAATTTTCCAGTTTAGTTCAGATCCGTATTTTACAGCTAATAGTGATGGTGTTGTACCTACACAGAAGGCTATTAAAGCGTATATTACAGCACAAATTGGTGGCGGTCAAAGCTCGCTGAACGTAAATACTATTACATCAGGACAGATATACATTGCTGGAAATCAGATAAGTAATACGAATAATGTTCAAATTTACGTAGCAAGTAAAATGTTATTTACAGGTGGAATTGACGGAGCACCTGTTGCTCTTGCATTCTTTGGACAGAGATAATTTAAAACAAATTGGAGAAAACATAAATGGCAACAGGAATTTTATATACAGGTACACTAACCTCAACAACGGCAACGACTGCCTACGTAGTACCAAGCACAACTTATAGCGTAGTTAATGTAAGTTTTACAAACACAGGAACTTCAGCCGCTACTATTCGATTGTATATTGGTGCAAGTTTAGGAACAGCTGGTTCAGTAACAGGTAGTCTTGTACCAAGTGAAGCAATTGAATATGATACTACTATTGCTCCTAAGGGTGTTTTTGAAAGAACGGGCCTAGTCTTAAGTAGTGTTTCAGGTGCAAAGTATATTACAGTTTATGCATCAACTGGTAACGTAAACGTAAACATTTACGGCATTGAAACATCAACAGTTTAACATACAAGAGAGATAATAATGGCACGTTATAATACAATTATTCCAACAGCGACAGCGGCATCGGCTACGTCTATTACTTCGCCAAATTCAGGAGCTTTGGTTTCATTTACAGGAACCACATATTCTGTAAGTATTGGTGATCCTGTTTTGTTTTCCGGCCTATCGCAAATTTTTTATAATGCTGCCAGCGGAACAATAACTTTAACTTTTACCAGTGTGGGAGCTGGAGTATTTGTTGGCCCAGGGGCTAGCGGTACTACAAGCCAATTACTAACAACTGGTTCCACGGTTACACTTTACTCTGACGGAACTAACTGGGTAGTACTCGGCGCCAGTGGCGGCCCAATATCAGGAAGCACTGGTTCATTTAGCGGTAACGTTACACTTAGCGGTACAACACCAACATTAAACTTAAACAATACTGCACCAACTATTGCAACTAACAACTCTGGAAGTACTGCAAGTTTATTTGATAGCAATGCTACAACGGTAAATGCCTTTGGTGCGGCAACAACAATAACTGTTGGTGCAACTACAGGTACCTTAAACTTACGTAATACCACAATCACTGCCGCCAATGCTACTACTCTTAATTTAAACGGTACTAGTCCTAGTATAGTTACTAGCAGTACTGGTACAGGAAGTGTGTTTAATACTAACATTGGAACAGGAAACTTATTCGGATCTGCTACAACGGTTAACCTTGGCACTGGTGGTACAACTATTACCATAGGTGCTAGCAGTAGTGGTACAGCTACTATAAGATTAACAACGGCTAGTTCAACAACTAGTAACGGAGCATTAGTTGTTGCCGGCGGTGTTGGAGTTGCAGGACAAGTTACCTGTGCAACACTAGTTGAAACTTCAAGTATTGCATTTAAAGAAAATGTACAACCATTAACAAATGCGTTAGACGTAGTTATGCAATTAATGGGTGTTACATATGATCGTAAAGACAATAAGCGTCACGAAGCTGGTTTAATTGCAGAAGAAGTATTTAAATTTGCTCCTGAATTAGTTAGTTTAGATGCCGATGGCAAACCATACGGTATTCAATACACTAAGTTAGGCGCATACTTAGTTGAATCAATTAAAGTTTTAAAACAAGAAATTGATTTTTTAAAGAATAAGGAATAAAAACATGGCAAATTTACAAGCAACAGATGTCGGCGGTACACTAACCTCGCTAAGGTTAGAAAATACAACTACTGTTAGTAAAACTTTACAATTAGCCGATCGAGATAGAGTAGTATCGTGTAACAACACATCATCAATTACAATTACTGTACCAGCAGACGGCACTGTTGCCTTTCCGGTAGGGTCAGTTGTATATATTAATAAAGTAAACAATGGGGCTGTACAACTAGCAGCCGAAGGTGGTGTGTCATTATCACGAACTGGTACACTTGCTCTAAATGAAGAAATGTTTGTAAGAAAAAGAGCTGCCAATACTTGGATAGTAGTAGATTCTGCAACTGCACTTACTTACACCGGCGGTACAGTTTCACAAGCTGGATCATTTACTGTAAGATCATTCACCTCTGCAGGTGCTAGTACATTTACTATATCATAATTAATTTCACGAGGTCAACATGCCAATAATTAAAAGTTTAAGAAAAAAACACAATCCAAAAGAAAATGAAAACGTTTCTTACTCGCCGCCTTTAAAGATAACAGGCGGCGACAAGGTTTATACTGCGGGCGGATATACAGTACACATGTTCTTAACGCCAGGGCCGCACCAATTAAAAATTGAACCAGTCAAAGATCTTCCAAAAGAAATGATGGGTTTAATTGTAGATAGAACTTTAGAAGTGTTAATGGTGGGCGCAGGTGGTGCAGGTGGCGGTTATTCCGGTGGTGGTGGTGGTGGCGAAGTATTATACATTAGTCGAAATGTAGGAACTGGAACATTCCCGTTAAACGTTGCTCCGGCTACTAGTGGAGATAACGGTGCGTGGTCTGCTGCCAAGTGCGGAACAGGTACAACTGGTTTTGGAGAAACTGCTAAAGGCGGTGGCTCAGGAAGAGCATCAGACGATAGTATTCCTGCGAACCCTTACACTCCCGTTGCTAACGGTGGCGCAGGATCTTCAAGAACTGCTGGATATTTTGGACAACAAGGAACTTCAGTAGGTACTGGTGTTACTAGACATGGCGGCTTTAGAGGCGGCCAAGAAAACAGCCCAGCTAACGATGCTCCTAACTATCCAGGTCACGGTGGTGGTGGTGCTGGACAAAGTATTACTGGCAATACAGGTGGTGGTGGTAACGGTGGTGCTGGCGGCAGCGGAGTTTCATATAGTCTAACAGGAACTGCATTATTCTGGGGCGGTGGCGGCGGCGGCCAAACATACTACGGAGGCCAAGGCGGTGCAGGTGGTGCAGGTGGTGGTGCTGCCGGATCAGGTGGTAACGGCGGTAACAGCGGCGGCTCTGGATTAAATCCAGGTGGCAGTACTAATGCTGCCAGCTCAGGTGCGAGCGGCGGTGCAAATACTGGTGGTGGTGGTGGCAGTGGAAACGGACAAAACGGCAGTACTGGCGGCGGTGGCGGCTCCGGTGTTGTTATAGTTAGATATCCAACATAACCTGCTATGCCCCTTTACAAGACTAACAAAGATATTTTCAAAGACTTTGGAGAAGAAGTCTTTGATTATCGATTCAATAAAGAAACTCGATATATTTTAAAAACCAAAGACTGGGATTATAAACGAGAATTAAAAGTCGAAGATGTTGAAATATGGGAAGTATTGTTTGAAGATAGTTGGGGATTAGGTGTATATGCGGCTTATGAACCTTACGCTGAATTTTACATGATAAAATATGCAGATAGCACAGGTAATCATGTGTACGACACACATTATGGCGCAGGCGCACAAAATAAAATTATGCAATTTATGGTTTCAAACAACATACCTTTTAATCTACACGATGTATATGTTGATGAAGATAAAACCTGGTTGTACTTTTCAGAATCTGAAAAGAAAATTATTATTACTTAACATAGAATTTACGGAGTTTACAAAATGAACGAATCATTATTAGATTTAAATGACACAGATTTAGTCAGCGGTTATAGAGAAAATGTAACAAAGTTTTTAGCAGAACAGTCTAAAGATATATCAGAACAAAATATAGAAGAACGAGATAGATTAAATCTTCTTCTTAGTACGTATATGGCTGAAATAGTTAAAAGAAATATTGTACTATAAATGATGGAAGATAATAATTTTTGTATTCCGTTGTTTGACAATGAAAAATTATTATCTCCAGCGTTTATTAAATCAAAAAGGTGGATTGTAAATACTTGCAAAGAAGAAATTTTAGCAAGCTCTAGCAAACACGTATGTTTTGAAAATCTTTTTCAAAAAAAGTTTAAAGCAGTTTTAACACCAAGTTGCTCCACCGGATGGCAGCAGATTGAATTTACAAATCAAAAAGACAAGTCTATTTTTCTACTGACCTGGTTATAAATTTATAGAGTTTATTGGTAAAACAATTTCGCACTGATCTAAATATCTTTTTAATTCATCGTGCGAATTTAACCCATAAAAAGTTTTAAATCTTCTAGAGTCTACAAAATCATAGTAGACCAACAGATAGAATTCAACATACGGATTCCAAGAAGAATAAATTCCAATATTATATGGATCTGTATACAATTCCTCCCATATTTTTACATCGTCTATTGTAATTGATTGAGAATAGTCCCAATCAACAGTAATAATTGGCGGCGAGTTGTTTTGTATACACAGATCACTAGTTGTTCCGTTATTTAGAAACAAGTGATCTTTTAATACTAGTCTATTCATGATTAAAGATGCCCTCAAATGTATTTAATAAATATTTTCGTATGCAAACTCCAAACAGAATACACTCATGGTTTTCAACTACTATATATTATGAAGAAATTCCAAATGAGCCACTAGTATTAAAATTAACTAGTAAGGCTCTGGAATTAAAAAAAATATACACTAGTAGTGCTACTGCTTGGCGATGCAGTACATTTAACACTTTAGATTTATACAATTGGGAAACAGACCAAGATCCTAGTGTATTAGAATTGATAGAAAAGTGTGCTAGAAATGTAGGAGATTTTGCTCAATCTTTTTCTTCTGTCCCGCTAGATAATTATGAATTAGCTTGTACAGGATTTTGGTTTAATGTTGCAGAACCCGGTGCATACCAAGAGTATCATCAACATGCTAGTAGTCATTTTAGCCTTTGCTACTACTTGAACGTGCCAAAAAAATCTGGAAATATTGTTTTTAAAAGTTTTGAGTCAATGTTTGACATGTGCCCGTTACCTATACCGGATCAGTACGTAAATACAAATTCTTATAAAACAGTATCTTATACACCATCAGCGGGATCACTTTTAATTTTTAGATCAAATGTATTACATATGGTTGAACAAAATCTTAGCGATGAGAATCGAATCAGCATTTCTATGAACTTTAATCTAATTAAAAAATGATACATTTTCCTGCAATTTGCGTAGATAATTTTTACAGTGACCCGGATCGTATTAGAGAATGGGCACTATCTCTTGACTATAGCCCAGCACCAAACGGAAACTGGCCTGGAAAGCGATCAGAAAAATTACACTTAGTTGATCCTAAATTTTTTCAAGATTTTTGTAGTAAGATATTTTCTTTGTATTTTGATATGGATAGCACTGATATAAAATGGGTAGTGCATACACAATTTCAGCTTATCGAACCGTACGACCAAGATCCTAATTCAAAAAAAAATACTGGTTGGATACACTACGACGATGATACTATATTTGGTGGTCTTATATATTTAAATCCAGACATAGATACAAATTGCGGAACGTCTGTATTTAGACAAGATAGAGAATCTATATCAAATGCTGATTTTAAAGAAGCAAAGCAAACTTTTTATATGTCAAAACGATATGCAAATTACGAAAATGTATTAACTGAGCATAACAATAATTTTACAGAAACTATAGTTTTTAAAAATTTATACAATAGATTTATAAGTTTTGACGGCGAAACAGCGCACAAGGCAAATAGTTTTTTTACAGAAATTCCTAGACTGACTCAAGTGTTCTTCGTAGCTAAGTGTGACACTAATTCAACTTGGCCAATTGCTAGGCATCAGAGGTATCTTTAAAATGGATGTTATAATGGAATTCACTACTCCTGTTGGAATGTTTTATTCTAGCAAGGATCTGGGCCAGCGCACATATGATGAAGTTTTAAAAATCATAGACAATCAAAATGAAGATGTGTTTGTTTACCAAAATATTTCAAAAACTACACCAGACAATTTACATTTAAGACCAGAGTTTTCAGAATTTTTAAAATTTCTCGAAGATAAAACAAAAGCATTTTCTGAAGAAGTTTTAGGTGTTCGAATGACTGACTTATCCATAAGCGGCATGTGGAGTAACGTACATACTCCCGGTTCAAAACATCACAATCACCAGCATCCAAATTCTTTTATTTCAGGTGTGTATTATCCGGTTTGCCCTGACTGCGAAGATATTGGAAATATTATTTTTGTAGATCCAAGGCAAGCAAAAAATATGGTCCAGGCAGATTTTTTTAAATCGTCTTGCATATCAAATAGAAATATTTGGGTAACTCCTGAGTCTGGATTATTATTAATTTTTCCTAGCTGGCTTGAGCACGGAACTGATCCGTTTATAGCTAACCCGGAAGATAAACGAGTATCTATAAGTTTTAACTATCAACTAAAAAAATGTGATCAAAAAACAATGAGAATTTATGAATAGACAACTAGTAATCCCAGCAGAAAATTCATTTATAGGATCTTGGTTCTTAGAAGATATGTCTTTGTGCGACGATATGATACATTACTTTGAAACTTCTCCAGATAAATTAGACGGAGTAGTATATAGAGACGGCCAGCTAATTGTTGACAAATCAGAAAAAGACTCAAAAGATATAATGTTAGATTTTAAGGAAGAAATTACAAAACGATATGTTCGAGAACTGCAAAAAGTTTTAGAAATGTACAAAATAAAATATGTAAGATCGGATAGTGTTGGAAAGTTTGGTATAGAATCTATAAATCTACAAAAATATGGGCCTAATGGCGGATACAAATTTTGGCATGCTGAACGAGCAGACGGCCATCCACCTAGTGTTTATAGACATTTAGTCTTTATGACATACTTGAATACAGTTAGTGACGAAGGCGAGACAGAATTTTTCTATCAAAAAGTTAAAGTAAAACCGCAGAAAGGGCTTACGCTAATTTGGCCATCTGACTGGACCCATACGCATAGGGGTATTCCTTCTATGACTCAAACCAAATATATTGCCACGGGCTGGTTTACTTTCTTAAATAGAACACCGGGTGAAGAAGTACAAGCAGATAAAAATATTTAAAGGGAAAAAATATGGCGAATATGGTTAATGGATTGTTTACTGGGGAGATTCAACCCTCATCGACAATTTGCGGTTGTATAGCCATATACAAAAATTTATGGCCTAACCCCGATGCAACTGTTGATTTAGTTAATTATCAGTGTAACGGTTTTGAAGGAGAAGTATTTTATGAGAGAGCAGGTACTGTAGGGTTAGGCGAAAATCAAAGACACAGGACTAACAAAGTGTTGTCTCTTACTAACCGAGCAAACTTTAGTGATAATAAAGCACTACAAAGTGTACATAACCAATTTTATATGATGTTATTAGCCACAACAATTCCCTACGCTAGAAAATTTAATATTCATGAAGGCTTGTGGCACGAGTCATACAGCATGTTGAGATATGATGTAGGCGAAGAATATAAAGTTCATTATGATTCTTCAAGTAGTATGGGCAGAGTAATATCAGCAATATGTTATCTTAACGATGATTTTGAAGGTGGCGAATTAGAATTTCCTTACTTTGGTGTTAAAATTAAACCAGAGAAAGGAATGTTAGTATTATTTCCATCTAATTTTGCTTATGCACATATATCAAATCCTATTATAACAGGTTCTAAATACGCTCTAGTTACATGGATTAAAGATCGAGAATTGTAAACTAACAGGAATTAAATATGGAACATGATTGGATAGTTTGTGACACACTGTATGATCTAGCAGATTGTATAGAAATAAAAAAAACGTGTGTAAAAAACATTGATGAGAACATTATCGACGGGCCAGCGCACAATACCGTTAAGACATCTGAAGTTAAATTACTAAATTATAGACATGTTAAAGATGCCTTAGAACCTGCTCACGAATTTGTGTTGCATATTAATAAAAATTATTTTGGATTAGATATCCATAATGTATGTGACGGAGATGTAGTATTACTTAACACATACGATTCAAAAAATAAAGCATCGTACGAATGGCATAAAGATGTAGCGTCCACTACCCAATTGTTTGATTTTAAATTAACAATGTTAATAAATTTATCAGATGGAAATTACGAAGGTGGAAATTTGCAAATTTTTACCACTGGTGGCGAACAAACAATAGACAGTTTTAAGCAACCCGGAGCCGTGTGCATTATTCCTTCATGGGTTCCTCACCGAGTAACTAATGTTACTAGCGGAGTAAGAACTACACTTTCTTATTTTTATACTGGACCCAAAATTAGATGATACAAGATAATAATCATGTAAAACTCTTTTATAGTTTTCTTGACGAAACTACGTTAGATATTAATGTAAACGATTTAGCTGACTATTGCTATTTTGTTAAAAATAATGATGGTGGCAAAGTGTTGAGCAATGTTGGAGGGTGGCAAAGTAGTAATTTAGACGTCACAATACCAGAACTTAGACCTCTAATTACCTGTGTTTTAGAAAGAGCCGAAAGCCTAATCTTAGAATACGACTTACCTAGAACTTTTAAAATTGATCCAATTTGGATTAACATTAACGAGAAGTATCACTACAATATGATCCATGAGCATCCGAGGAGTCTGCTAGCAGGTGTGTTTTACGTAAAGGCACCAAAGGATAGTGGAGATTTAGTTTTTGTAAATCCTATTACAACTATGCAACACTATATTGATCAAACACGGATAGAAAAATATAATCCATTCAACTCTTATAGTTGGGCAATAGAACCAGCTGACAATACACTAGTAATGTTTCCTTCCTGGGTGCCACACTTTACTCTTCCAAATTCTTCAAACGAAGACAGAATCTCAATTGCATTTAACATAAGTGAACGCTAGTATGTTTGATATTTTTATTAAAAAAAGCGAAGTTATTTTAGATTGTTTCACAAATGTGGGAACAGTATATGATACCGCTAAAATTAATAATGCTGTACATTTTATACCAGACTGGTGGAAAAATACACCTAAAGTACAAGAAGGGTGGGCTACTATTAAAAATTGCAAAGCCTTTAAAGATTACTATAAACATGGTATTGTGATCCCTTCTTGGTTTGAAATGGAAATTAGCTTCTTTGGTGAAGATGGTCCGGACGGAAAAGAAATAGGAATAAAATATTCAAACGACAATGTGGATATAACTAAATCACATAATCATTATCAGTTTGATAAGTTTACTCAACACGATGGAAAAAATCTAAAGATAATGTCCCCGTGGGCCTTTAGAACTAAAGAAGATATAAAATTTGTATGGAGTCATCCTGCTTGGAATACTAGAGAGTCTATGTCCTATCTATCAGCCCTTCCAGGAGTAATAGATTTTAAATATCAGCACCATGTTGCTATTAATTTTTTAATGATTCAGCCAATTGAACCTTTATCAATAACTGTTGAACCATTAGAACCTTTAGTAATGTTACACCCTATGACTGAAAAACGTGTTGTAATAAAAAATCATTTGATTTCTGATAATGAATACAAACGATTATTTGCTATTCAAGATCTAGTTTTAAAAAGAGATGTCGATGACGAAATTAAAGAATATGATAAGAAAAAATCGCTTACAAAAAAAATAGAGAAAATGTCCTGTCCTTTTAAATACTAATATGAGTACTATACCTAACTATCAATTTGAAAACTTTATTGGCATTTTTGACAATGTCATTGATGATAACGATTGTCAACGCATAATTGAACACTTTGAATTAGTGCAGTCCTCAAAGTTAAGTATGTCTAGACAACAGATAAATCCTCAAATTAAAAAAAGCCAAAAAGATACAGACAACTATTTTTTATCTGGTACTTCTGGATTTGCTAACCCGCAAGTTGAAGATATAATTTCTTCAGCAGACAGTTGGATATTTGAAAATTTAAAAACAGCAGTTTGGTCTTGTTATAATTTGTATGCAGATAAATTTGGGGTGTTTAACGACTTGGGAAAACATGCAATTTCAGGTTCGATTAAAATACAAAAAACTGAAAAAAGCCAAGGGTATCACGTGTGGCATTGTGAAAACGATTGTATAAAAACAGGTAACAGAATTGCCTTGGTTATTTTATATCTTAATGATTTAGATGAAGGCGGAGAAACAGAATTTTTATATCAGTCTTTAAGGATTGCTCCGCGTAAGGGCAGAATGATAATATGCCCTTCAGATTGGACTCATACCCACAGGGGAAATCCTCCTCTTAAAGATGAAAAATATATAATTACTACATGGATTGAATTTATAGAATGAAAGATTTTTTAGAAATCAAAGAAGCTACACCAAGAGATAAATTTAATAAAATACAAGATTTTATTTTATCAGATTCTTTTCCGTGGTTTTATACTGGCACAACAATAAACAATTCATCAGCTGAAACTAACTTTAGTTTTTTTCATAGTGCATTTCATTACGAAGATGGCTATTCGTTTATAGGAAAAGACCTTGCTGAATTAGTTACAGAATGTATGGCTACAACTGACGTTAAAATTAATTCTCTTTTAAGATTACGATTAGGACTTATAACTAGTACACCAAGTCAAGTAGTACACACTCCACACATAGATTTTTCATTCCCTCATTATACAGGTTTACTATATCTTAACAACACAGATGGTGAAACTTTTTTGTATGATGAAAAATACGATACTAATCTAGATAAAAAAAATTATGATAATTTTGTAAGATCTAAAAAAAATACAATCTTAACAAAAACAAACCCGGAAGAAAACAAAATATTTGTATTTGACGGATTATATTATCACGCCAGTTCTAGCCCTAGTAGTCATGATCGAAGAGTAGTTCTTACATTTAACTATGTCTAATACTATTATAGAAAACAGTTTGGTTTTAACTACGGATCAAAAAAACTATATTGATAAAAATATTTTATCTAATAATATTCCTTGGTTTTTTAGTGAAGATTCTGTATATGCAGATCAAAAAAATTACTTTTCACATGTGCTAATTCATAGGATAGAAGATAAAAAAAATTTAGAAATTAATTCTCCTCACACACTTTTTTTTGTAGAAATCTTAAAAAAAATCTGCATAGACAACGATGTTACATGTTCTGAAATTCTTAGGGCATCTCTAAACACAACATTTGCAAATAATGATACAACTGGAACAGTACACGTAGATCATGAATTTGATCACATGAATTGCATAGTATATTTGTCGTCCGTCGACAATGCAGGAACACTTATTTTTGAAAATGATCAAAAAACTATAGCATACAAATCTAATTGTATCAAGTACAGTTATTTGTTGTTTCCAGGATTATATCACGCTCAATTATTCCCGCCGCCGGGTACAAGAAGAACAGTTTTTGTAGCAACTTTTAAATAATTGGTATTATATTAAATCGACTATATCAAATACAGTTTGTAATTTAGTACGAATTGTTTTGTTTGAAAAACTATTACGAAGCCCCTGGTGTAAGGGCTTTGGTGCGTAATCAATAGTTGACCATGCCCAAGCACAATGCTCATCACTTAGTACAGGAATAAATTCATCTTGTATTACACACAAATATGTGTGAAAATTAAAAACTTTGTCGTTACTAACAAATGTTTCTAACGGAATTGTTTTGATTATTACTGGCGAAAATCCTATTTCTTCTTGAACTTCACGCTGTAAACCTTGCCACGGATTTTCGTGTTGTAAGTTTGTCCCCCCAACAAGTCCCCAAGTGCCTGTATGTTTGCCTTGAGATTTTTGTAACATTAAAAATCTCCGTGTTGATTTAGCGTAGAATAATGCTCCGCTACAAACAATTTTATCTGTTAAAGATCTAGTCTCCATGCACCTGCCTTATATTCACCTTCAAACGATTTGGCCCAAAATACGCCATTCCATACATACTGTACTCCTGTATATATATTCGTTTGCCAGATCATAGTGTCAGGTTCTTGAGCAGAATCAAATATTACATTCCAAGCCGTTCCAGACCACTCGATAATATCATTAGCTCGAGCAATAAAATCAGCACCCAGTGTGGATTTCCAAGCATCTGGTCCGTCATCATTAATTTCAGATCCGATGTCTTCGATGATTAAAAATCTATCACCTGCATTAACGTCTTGCATACCGTGTCCTGGATATACTTTTTGTGGATCAATAATAGCATCAAATTTTCCTCGAGCAGTTGCTTGATTAAATCCCATATCGCCTAACATATATCCGTTAGAGTCGATGAGCATGTCTTGTGGACGGGTGTCGGTGTCCCACGAAACTGTTAATATTGTTGGATCTAACGGACTAATAGCAACAGTACCAACTACTTCTGTGCCGTTAGGTTGAACAAGATACAAACTACTAGACCCTGCTGTATATTTTCCAGGATACTGGTCAAATACTGCTTGCCATTCAATTGGAGTTCCTTGACGTACTGGAATATCTAATGTGGGTTCACGTGGAATACTACTTTCAGATTTTTGTAATAGTATTGCTTGATTGTTATATACTTGAATATTGTAGTCTGTAATAGTTACAACATCGCGAGTAAGCAGTTGACCCATAGTAACTTCAGCACCAGCAAGCGGTTGTCCTAGACCTTCTATGTAAGTATTCTTATCTATAGTTGCGCCGTCATAAAGACTAGTAATAATTTTAGTAATAACACCAAGATGTTTAACTTTAACTGGTGGACTGATCCAAATTGGAGTATCGAAATTCAATGACGCGATATCGATAGGACTGTCGTTTCCAATAGGAACTGTACGGCTTGACCAATTAACTTGTCCTAAATTTAAAATAGTAAGACTAGTCCAGTCAATATAATTGTCTGTTGTTTGTAATTCTAAACTTGGATTAAACAGTACTAGAATTTGCTCCATTAATTGTAATTTTTGCTCAGTGTTTGCAGTCCATATATCACATTTTAAAGACAACTTAAATGGAGTTGGCATTAAACGTTCTACAGTATAGTTACGCCCTTGCCCAGTAGTGTATACAGGATTGTCAGGATCTGCATTATTAATTTCGCGCTCACGCACATGAACTTTTCCAACATAGCTAGGGTCTCCTAGTCTATTTCTATCTAATTCTAATCCGCTAATGTAAACACTCATACGTGGAACACTATTGATTTTGTTTTCACTGTTTTGACGAATAATACTAGCAGCTTGTCTGTCAGCATCTCCGTACATAACTGGTACACGTACTAATGTACCGTCACCGTATCGTACTGTAAAGTTACTTAATACACGAATAGTCTGTGTAATATAACGTCTAATTTGTCCGTCATAAAAATGTTGCATTATAAATCTGCCTTTGGTCTAAGAGCTTTTGATAAACTTTGTCGTTGTGCTTCTCTGTTGTTGCATAGACTTAGTTTCCATAATCCGTCATATGGTAAAAATTCTGAAGCTGTTCCTGTATTATTAATATTACCAGAATTTGTAGCAACAAAAGTAGTTCCTACAGTATTAGAAGTTGCACCAAGCAATGTGAAATCTGTATTTCCTAAACTTGTAATTTTATAAGATTTTCCAACTGTAAAATAACCATCAGAAAATTCTGGAAGTGTAATTCTTACTTTACCAGCATTGTTGGAAATGATACCACTATTTTCTTCAACTACGTATACTATTTCTACTGTTTCTAATTTAAAGACAACATATAATGATTCTTGATAATCAATAGGTGTATCGAACACATAGTTGTAATTTACTGGAATAGATGTTGCTGGCGGAATAATTGGAGGAGGAAGCTTCAGCCAATCGATTCCAACTGCTTCGTTATAGATATAAGTTGTGTTATTGATAAATCCTGTAGTATGTGTTTGACGAGTATCGTTGTTAGTCATATTCATACGTACTGCATCTTCTACTTTAATCCAACGTGCTCCGTCAAAGCGGAATAGTCTATTGGGCATAAAATCTGTACGCAAAAAGAAATCATCTGGGCCTGCTGTTTCTGGAAACTGAATACCGTGTCCAAAGTCGTATCCGTTTTGCGGAAATCCATCGCCAACTAAAAATCCTGTATAACCAGTTCTAACAGGTCGTTTATTAGACTCTAATGCAGTGATTGAAGTTATACTTGCGTCGAGTGTGTCAGTATCAGAAGTATTAAGAGTAGTTTTACCTTGCTCATCCACGGCTAACGTATAAAACTGACGAGTTTCGTAACCGCTTTTTGGAGAGTCTGCTTCTGCTTGTAGTATTACAGCATCGTTGATTTGTAGTTCAGCACCACGAGTACTTAAAATATCACGTAGTGTTTTATCAATAGGATTGCCGTTGGCATCAATTGCTGGTTTATCAAGGATGTCAGCAAATTGTTGAGCATCTGTAATCTTTTTAAGACGCAATCTATACAAGTGTGGATACCAAGTCGCACTAAAACCTTCGCTAGCACGACCCACATCTTCAATAACATAATATCGTGGCAGGCCAATTTCGTATTCGTTTAACGCAAAATTATCACGTAAATGTGGTAATTCTAACACGTCACCACTTAGGGGTTTTCTGCCAATGTAATTAACAAAATCGTTAATATGAACAGTCATGTAAATTGTGTCATTGTCAATAAACAGACCAAACTGGCTTAGGTTAAAGTCAATGTTTTGTACATTGTAAATACCGCGAATTCTGTAAATTTCTTCGCTGTATTTCCTATCGCGATTTTCTAAAAATAACAAATCTTGAATATTTGTTTCTTTCACAGCATCGTATATAGGCTGATCTGCGGTACCTTCTGTGGCTATTTTAGGGCCTAGGTACTTGTGCAAGTACACATCCGTGCCGCCAACCTGAAACATCTCAGAAATTTGACGATCCATGAACTTGTAATCTTGCCCTCTTTCGGGTTTGTATAATGATAAACGTGGCATAATGATATTTATCGTAAGATAAATATACTAGGAGAACTTATAATGGCAGATATTTACCCAACAAATCCAGGCGAATCCGACAGTACATTAGAGCGTAATAAAGCATTTGATTACGTTAAAACAATGCTGGCTGATGGTATGGTTGAAGTGGAACTTGATCCTAAACACTACGAAATAGCGTTAGACCGAGCACTTAATAAATTCCGCCAGCGTAGTAGCAATGCTGTAGAAGAAAGTTACATGTTTCTAGAACTACAACAAGACGTAAATGAGTATAGATTGCCAAACGAAATTATAGAAGTTCAAAGTATTTTTAGACGGGCAGTAGGTTCACGCAGTGGCAATGGAGCAGGCGGCACGTTGTTTGAGCCGTTCAACTTGGCCTATACAAACAGTTATTTGCTATCAGGTTCTATGATGGGCGGATTAGCAACATACGAACTATTTGCTGGATACCAAAAATTAGTAGGACGTATGTTTGGCGCATACATTGAATTCAAATGGCGTCAAAGTAATCATATGCTAACAGTATTGCAACGTCCGTTTGCACAAGGTGAACAAGTTCTATTAAGAACACACAACTATCGTCCTGATTTTGTATTACTACAAGACATATATGCAAAACAGTGGCTATACGACTATACTCTTGCAGTATGTAAATTAATGCTAGGTGAAGCTCGTAGCAAATTTGGAAATATTGCAGGCCCAGGAGGATCGGGTATTCAACTTAACGGCGCAGCATTAAAAGCAGAAGGAGACAAGGAAGTTGAAAAACTCGAAAAAGAAATATACGATTATGTTCCTGGCGGTACACCGTTAACATTTGTAATTGGTTAAAAATCTCTTGACCTTGTAATAAAACTGTTATATACTAGTGGCTCACTAGGAGACTTCTATGATTATTGGCGTATGCGGTTTTATTGGTTCTGGCAAAGATACTATTGCCGATTACTTAACTAACTTCCATGAATTCCGACGAGAATCATTCGCCAATACCCTTAAAGATGCCGTAGCTAACGTGTTTGGTTGGGACAGAACAATGTTAGAAGGTCGTACAAAACAAGCTCGTGAATGGCGCGAACAAGTAGATCCGTGGTGGGCAGAACGTTTGAACATGCCTAATTTGACTCCTCGTTGGGTGCTACAATATTGGGGCACTGAAGTTTGCCGAAGAGGATTCCATGATGATATTTGGATTGCAAGTCTAGAAAATAAACTCCGCAACAGTCGAGATGATGTAGTAATATCAGATTGTCGTTTTCCTAACGAAATTAAGTCAATTAAAGACGCAGGCGGAATTGTAGTACGTGTTGTCCGTGGCGAAGAACCTGAATGGTACGAAGATGCTATCAATGCTAACCGAGGAGAAAACGGTAATTTTTCATGGTCTACAAGCCGTAGCAGACTTGAAAAACTAGGCATCCATGCTAGTGAAACAGCATGGGTAGGAACTAAGTTTGACGCTGTGCTAGATAACAATGGCAGTATTGACGACCTGTTTGCCCAAGTTAGAGGTCTGGTACAAGATCACCTTGCTTCCACTTCACACCCTCACGGTGAAGCAGTCTTTGACAATTTGAACATACCGTCTTGAGATTAGTGTGTCGGCAGTTGTTTAGATCGCCGTCCACATGAAACACATTAAACACCTCTGAGTAAAGGCTTTTAAACCCACACTTATCGCAGGTGTTTTTCATTTTATAGCCAGCACGATGCCATCGTGCAATTCCAGCATATTTGCCACCTTTAAGGCAAGCCTCACATAATTTTCTATAGTAGGTTCTACCGTTTTTAACATAGTTAACGGCAGCTGGTCTATATCCACACGAACATAATGGTCTCATATTTTATTTAAGCCTTTTCCGTCCCTTTTTCAGAGTGTATTACAAGTATAAAAAGCCAAAAAGCACTAAATACAATTAGGAATAGTATTCACGGAGATTACAACATGGCCCAATTAAGTTCACCAGGCGTAAGCGTATCAGTTATAGACGAAAGTTTCTATACTAGTGCAGCTCCTGGAACAACCCCTTTAATTATCGTCGCATCTGAACAAGACAAAGCAAATGGTTCAGGCACTGGCACAGCACAAGGTACTACACAAGCAAATGCTGGAAAAGTATATTTGCTAACAAGTCAAAAAGACTTGGCAGATACATTTGGTACCCCTGTCTTTAAAACTGATGCAAACAACAACCCAATACACGCTGGAGAGCAAAACGAATATGGCCTCCAAACAGCTTACAGTTATTTAGGTGTAAGTAATCGTGCGTATGTAGTACGTGCAGATCTTGACTTAGCACAGTTAGAAGCAACATCAGTTGCACCAACTGGTGATCCTGAAAACGGAACGTATTGGTTTGATTCATCGAGCACTAAGTTTGGTATTTTTCAATGGAACGGCGGATTAGCAACTACTACAAGTGGACAAACATTTGGAAATAAAATACCAACTGTAATTACAGATTCAGCACAAGTAGAATCAGGTGCGCCTAAAGCAAATATTGGACAATCTGGCGATTATGCAGTAGTAGCAACTAGCCAAGTTTATTCATTATGGTTTAAAAAATCAAAAACAGATACAGATAGCGGAACATGGGTAAAAGTAGGAAGCGAAGCATGGTCAGCAAGTTGGCCTACTGTGCAAGGTACTGCAGCAAATCCAACACTAGCATCCGGTGATTCTATCATAATCAACGGAACAACTGTTACAGGTCATATCAATATAGATACACTAGTAGCAGACATTAATGCAGGGGTTGACGGTGATCCTGATGCTGATAATAATTCAGCTATCATTCCAGGTGTTACAGCCGCAGTTATTAATGGTAGATTAGAATTATACTCAACTGGCGATGATGTTATTGTATCAGGTACATTGTGTGCAGCACTAGGTGTTGTAGCTGGAACTTACAAAGCACCAGCATTACAAATTAGCGCACATACTAGCGTACCACAGTGGAAGCGTACTTTAACTACATATAACAATAACAGTGCAACTGGTTCTGTATGGATCAAAACAACTGAACCTAATTTAGGTTCTCGTTGGAGAGTTAAAGTTTATAATTCAACAACTAAAGCCTGGGAGGAAAAAACAGCACCGTTGTATCCAAATTCAGCGGCTGCATTGAAAGGATTAGACACAGCAGGCGGCGGCATTAACCTAGCTCAAGGCGCATTGTACGTAAAATATAACTTAGAAGAAAGCGAAACAAGACCAATCGCTGATTTTAGAATTCAAACTAGAAAAGTATCCGGCGCAACAAGAATCACATCTAGCTCAACATTTACTGCGGTTAGTGTAGGAAACAATGGAAAAATTGTTACAATTGGTGAGTCAGTTAAAGGACAATCATTTTCAACATTAGATTTTGACGGAGACCCAATTAGTTTCACTGTTGCACAAAACGATACTGTTAATGAAATTATTACAAAGTTGTTAAATGCAGTACAACAAAATTCTACAATCCCTTCAGGTCTTACAAGAGTTGCATACACAACAAGAATTACAGCAGAAAACGTTGAAGGCCGCTTAGTTCTTAAGCATTTAGATGGCGGCGAAATATACTTACAAGATTCTAACGGAACTGTAGTTGCTGACTTATTTGGCCCAGTGTGGAACGGTTTAACTGGTACTTTAAACTTCTATGACTGGCCAAACCAAGGCTCGGCCGGTGATAAATTTGTAGCCAGCAATTGGACTCCATTTAATGCTATAACAGCAAGTGCCGATGCTCCAACAACAGAGCCAGTTGCAGAGCAGTTATGGTACAGTTCAATGGTCGACGAAGTAGACATTATGGTTCACAATGGCACTACATGGGTTGGCTATCGTTCATTATACCCAAGTACAGATCCTATGGGTCCTATTGTAAGAGCTACTCGCCCAGTTAATGGCGACCGTTCAGACGGTGCTAATCTTGCTGACCGAGATTTATGGATTGACACTAGTGACTTAGAAAACTATCCAACAATTTACAAGTGGATTGACAGCACTAAAAAATGGGTACTAATTGACACAGCAGATCAAACAACTGAAGACGGAATTATTTTTGCAGATGCACGTTGGGCAGCTTCTGGTGATGCAGTTGATCCTGCAAGCATCGAAACATTGCTAACAAGTGATTTCTTAGACCCAGATGCTCCAGATCCTGATTTGTATCCACAAGGTATGTTGTTGTGGAATTTACGTCGTTCAGGGTTTAACGTAAAACGTTTTGTACGTGACTACATTGATTTAAATGCAGACAACACTAGATACAACGATGAAGCAATGGGCGGTGACGGCATTGTAGATCCGTATTATCCACATCGTTGGGTTACTGAGTCTGGAAATCAAGTTAATGGCGCTGGAACATTTGGCCGCAAAGCTCAACGTAAAGTTGTTATTCAAGCACTACAAGCATTAGTAAATAGTAATCAAGAAATGCGTGATGAAGAATCGCGTGTGTTTAACTTAATTGCTTGTCCAGGATATCCAGAGCTAATTGGAGAAATGATTAATTTAAACTACGATCGCGGATTAACATCTTTTGTAGTTGGTGATACTCCAGCTCGTTTAACACCAGATGCTACTACATTGAATAACTGGGGTAAAAACGTTGCAGGCGCAGTAGAAGATAACGATGACGGCTTAGTAAGCAGTGACGAATACTTTGGTGTATTTTATCCATGGGGTTACACAAGTGACAACATTGGAAACAACATCGTTGTTCCACCAAGCCATATGATTTTACGCACTATTGCATTAAATGACCAAGTTAGTTATCCATGGTTCGCTCCAGCTGGAACACGCCGTGGTGGTATTACTAATGCATCAGCAGTTGGATATATTACTAGCGAAGGCGAATTCCAGTCAGTATCATTGAATACTGGACAGCGCGATACACTTGCTGATAGTAAGATTAATCCAATTACATTCATTACAGGAACAGGACTTGTTAACTACGGACAATATACTCGTGCTAGAAACGCTAGTGCATTGGATCGTATTAATGTAGCTCGTTTAGTAATTTATCTACGTCGTCAATTTTCACTATTGGCAAAACCATATGTGTTTGAACCAAATGACAAGATTACACGAGACGAGTTAAAAGGTGCAGCAGAAAGTCTATTGCTCGAGTTAGTAGGACAACGTGCTCTATACGACTACATTGTAGTTTGTGATACAAGCAACAATACTCCAGCACGTATTGACAGAAACGAACTATATCTAGACGTTGCGATTGAACCAGTTAAAGCAGTTGAATTTATTTACATTCCACTACGCTTGAAGAACACTGGCGAAATCAAAGGCCTAGCATAATAATAACGGAGCATACAAAATGGCAATCGCAAGTTTATCAAAATTCACAGTACCTTTAGCAACTGATCAATCAGCTAGTGCTCAAGGTATGTTGATGCCCAAGTTAAAATATCGCTTTAGAGTGATGTTTGAAAACTTTGGCACATCAACACCAACAACAGAATTAACCAAGCAAGTTCAAGATGCAGCTCGCCCGCAAGTTACTTTTGAAAACCAGAAAATTATGGTTTACAACTCAACAATTAACTATGCAGGCCGTCCAGCATGGAGTGAAATGGTTGTTAAGTTACGTGATGACGTAACAGGACAAGTTTCAAAACTAGTTGGTGAACAAATGCAAAAACAATTCGACTTCTTTGAACAAAGTAGTGCAGCGTCAGGCGGCGACTACAAGTTTTTAATGCGTATTGAAATGCTAGACGGTGGTAACGGTGCAAGTACTCCTAATATTCTTGAAACATGGGAATGTTATGGTTGCTATGTGCGTCAAACACAATACAACCAACTTTCTTACGGTAACCAAGAAATGTTGACTATTGACTTGACAATTCAACCAGATAATTGCATACAAATCACAGGCGGAGCAGAAGCTCCAACTTCGAGACGTACTGGAACAGCAGCAACAGCTTCTGGTTCAAGATAATAAAATTGGCCTACTTAGTGGGCCTTTTTTATGGGCAATCATTAACTACTCAGTTAATAGTTACGGATAAATATTTGTATGGCCTTTACACCTAATTCATTTTTATACAGTCCAAGCAACGTAACGTTGAAAGATTACGCACACGCTGCTCGTGTGTTTACGGACGATCAATTTAGACTTGCTCCTAAAAGTAAGTTTTTATTCCATGTAGCATTTAATATAAATCAATCAGCTTTAAAAAATATTGATATTGCACAACGATATAGAAATGAAATTAATGTACTTGTTAAAACTTGCGATTTACCTCAATACAAAGTAACAGTTGATACACTCAATCAATACAACAGAAAAAAGAATATACAAACAACTCATAAGTATGAAGCGTTAAATATCACATTCCATGACGATAATATGGGTTTGATTAATCAGTTATGGCAAAATTATTATAGTTACTATTATGCAGATTCTACCAGCGCATTGAATCCAAGCGCATACAAAAGAAATGCAACAAGAAATAGTAATTATATTACGAACCCTTATGGTTTAGATAACGGTAGTACTACTCCATTTTTTAATTATATTACAATCTATCAAATGGCTCGTCATGAGTATGTTAGTTATACGTTATTAAACCCTGTTATTAATTCGTTTAATCATAACAAGTTAGATTATGGGAATGGAAATACTCCACACGATTTTAGTATGGGTATTGCATACGAAGCAGTAGCATACGGCAACGGAGAAGTAACAGTGGGAGATCCAGAAGGCTTTGGATTTGAACATTACGACCAAACTCCAAGTTCGTTACAACCTGGTGATGGCTCAAGACAAGAAAGTCCAACATTTACCAACGGCTCTTCATTAAATGTGCAAGAAGTAGTTAACACAGTAGCAGCTCAACTTAATACATATCAAAATACAAAAGAAAATCAAAATACTGGATCGAGCAAATCATTGTCTACCACGCAGACACAACAAAATGGAGGATTGCAAGGATTTCAGTTCCCGGTGGCTAAATCTTCATCAAGTAACACAGTAGTAGCAACTCAATCGTCAGTAGGAAAATAACATGGCAACAAATTTACCCCCACAAACACCAAATAATTCAAGCCAGGAAGTTAAACAATTTTTTGACAAGTATTATATTAATCAGATAAGTTTTCCATCAAGCCAAATTGATGCAGTTGTAGGATTCTTTTTACAGAACGGATTTGATGTAGAAAGTGCTCGAAGTACTGGTATAGTATTGTTGAATCAAGCTCGTGAAGATAATGTTAATGTATTTGAATTAATAGACACATTAAAAACATTATCAGATGTTCAACTTAGCCAAGTGGTTGCACAAATCTTAAACGCTTACAGAGAAAAGGTAAGTGTACTTGGTTATCGTGTAACTGGAATTGTTGACGAATACGAAAGTAGAAACATTCTAGTATAATATGGCTACCAAATTTGCTCGTGGAAAATTCAACTTAACTCAACCAGAAAAGTACGTAGGAACAAAAATGCCTACATACAGATCTAGTTGGGAGTTTCAATTCATGAGATTTTGTGACACTAACATTAGCATACAAAAATGGGCAAGTGAAGCTATACAAATCCCCTACAAAGATCCGCTAACTGGTAGACAAACAGTTTATGTACCAGATTTTTTTATACAATACGTTGATAAAAATAATACAATGCATGTAGAACTAATAGAAGTCAAGCCCGCAAGTCAGACAATTTTAGAACGTGTGGGCAAGAACAAATATAATCAAGCGCAATATGTTAAAAATCAAGCTAAATGGGCTGCTGCAAATATTTGGTGCAAACAGCAAGGAATTAAGTTTAGAATACTTAATGAAAATGATATGTTCCACCAGGGCAATGCATAAGTAAAGTATGACTAAAAAACTTGAAGAACTATTAAACCTTCCTGAGAGTAAAAAAATCATCAAGGACGAGGAAAAGAAACAAGCTAAAGCTGAGATGGCTAAATCACAGCCCCTTCTTCGCGATATCAGCGAATTTGACAAAATTTCTGCTGCCTTGCCCCAAGTTAAAGGATTAGGCGATGCTAGCGATACTGAATTTGATGCGCTAGCCCAACGTGCTACGGATGCATACGATGATTTAATGGATTTAGGAATGAACGTAGAAGCTCGCTACAGCGGTCGTATTTTCGAAGTAGCAGGAACAATGCTTAAAAATGCTATTGATGCAAAAGCCGCCAAAATAGACAAAAAACTCAAGATGATTGAGCTACAGATTAAGAAGCAAAAGCTAGACAACGATGCAAATGGTGAAGATAACAGCATAAATCTTACAGGAGACGGAGTGATTATTACAGATCGCAATAGTCTACTGGAAAAATTAAAGAATATGAAATAAATATAGTATCGGGATTAAACTATGAAATCATTTAAAGAATACTTAACAGAAAGCAAGAAAGTTTACGAATTTAAAATTAAACTAGCCGGCGATCATAAAAAAGCAGGAGAGCTGATCAAGTCAGCTTTATCACAATATAAGGTTGAAAGTTGCTCAGCAGGTAAGCGTTTACCTATTGCAGAAACACACGCAGATTTCCTGCATATTACAAATACAGATGTTACAATTTTTGATGTCTGCACTAGTTACCCAGTAACTAGTCAACAAGTTAGAGCGTTGATTGCAGAAAAGTGCCGTTGCCCGTTAGACAGTGTTAAGGTGCGTAATTTAGCTGAAGATGCTGAAGATACTCTTAATCATGCAAATGATGAAAAATCTGGCGAGGCATTATTAAGCAAAGATTACGAAGCAGATTCAGAGGGACAAAAGCTAGTTGGTGAAAAACAAAAGTTTAATCTACTAAAAGAGTTAATGAAAGACAAAAAAACTCTTGAACAGTACAAAGGTGTTAATGATGCAATACTAGCATCAAAAATGCCAACTGAATCGGCACCAGCAGATTCATCAAACATTAATACAAAAAGCCCTGTTGGAAGTGTTAAGGCTAAGAAACCAACAGCAAAAACTGTCGGAGCAAGATAAATGAACTTCCAAGAATTATACAATAAAATTAGACAACTAGACGAAACATCTCCAGAGATGATTCCTCCTGCCGCAGTTACATCGCCCGACGATGAGATGCTAGCAACAGAATGTGGTGGCATGATGTCTCCACAAATGTCTGCACCTAAACAAAGTGATTCTGTAACAATGAATGTTAGTATGAATGGCAGTGGCGCAGGTGGCATTAAAGATTTATTAGATATACTACGAAATATTGAAAATGCAAGCGGACAAGATACCGATGATGTATTAGTTGGTGTTGAAGCGGAAGAAGCATTTAGCGATGCAACAACTAGACCAGATCCAACAATGGTTCCAACACCGGACAGCGGTGATGACTTACATCGCGAAAAAGAAGAATATCCAAAAGCCAACGGCGGCGGTAACCCAATGCGTATGCGCGAAACATTAGTTTCTAAGTTGTCAGCAAGATATAACGAAATTAAAGGAGCGTAATATGAACGCAGAACAATACCGTGCCCTAGTTGCAAAATTAGAAGCAATCAATGAAGCACCCGTAGCCGCATTTAATCAAAATGCAGGCGCCACACCAGATGCATCTGCGCCTGTAGGTTCGGTTGCAGCCGATCCAGCTGTAGCACCAACAGAAACACCAGCACCAACACCAACACCTGCCACAGATCCAAATCAAATCCCAACAATTGAAGCCGCAACCTTTAGTCAAGCATACGCTCAGGCTAGAAAGCAAGGTTTAAAGAAATTTAAATGGTGTGGTGTTTATGCTGTTAAAGATAAAGTTAACCCACAGCCAGTTCCACCGAAGCCAGTTAAACCAGCACAAGGAAAAGTTGACTACGTTGGACAAGCTGATCCACTAGGTGGCGATGCACAAAACCCAATGAGTTTCGCATCTAATAGTAATTTTGGCGCATAAGATTTCGTCAGCAGTATCAAAAGGGCTCTTCGGAGCCCTTTTTTTGTGTAAATAAAGTTATGGCAAAATCACTAGACGGCGTCTTAACTAAAAAGGCGCACACTAAAGAAAGGTTTACAGAAGAACAAGTTCAACACTTGTTGCAATGTGCTGACCCTGTAGAAGGGTACATGCATTTTGTTAAAAACTTTTTTCATATACAACACCCTACAAAGGGAAAAGTTAAATTTGAACCGTTTGACTACCAAGTAAGACTGCTACACAGTTATCACGATTATCGTTTTAACATTAACATGATGCCACGACAAAGTGGTAAGACAACTTGTGCGGCTGGTTATTTGCTATGGTATGCAATGTTTCATCCGGATCAAACTATTCTAGTTGCTGCACACAAATATACGGGCGCACAAGAAATTATGCAACGTATTCGTTATGGATATGAACTTTGCGCTGATTATATTAGAGCAGGTGTTGTAAACTATAATAAAGGTTCAATGGAGTTTGAAAATGGATCAAGAATTGTATCAGCTACTACTACCGGCAACACTGGCCGCGGTATGTCAATTTCCCTACTATACTGTGACGAGTTTGCATTCGTTCAACCTAATATTGCAAGCGAGTTTTGGACTTCAATCAGCCCAACACTAGCAACAGGTGGTAAGGCAATTATCACTTCAACGCCTAACAGTGACGAAGACACGTTTGCTAACATATGGAAAGAAAGTAAAGATTCGTTTGATGAGTTTGGCAACGAACGACTAGACGGATTAGGCCGTAACGGATTTCATGGATTTAGAGCAGAGTGGCATGAACATCCTGATCGCGATGATGAATGGCGTAAAAATGAAATGGGCCGTATTGGCGAAGAGCGTTTCCGCCGTGAGTATGGATGCGAGTTCTTGGTCTTTGATGAAACCCTGGTAAACAGTCTTAAACTTGCAGAAATGTCAGGACGAGAACCATTATTTAAAATGGGTCAAGTTCGTTGGTATAAAAAGCCAACTCCAGGCAACACATATCTAGTAGGATTAGACCCTAGTTTAGGCACCGGCGGCGATTTTGCAGGTATCCAAGTATTTGAATTACCTAGTATGACGCAATGTGCAGAGTGGCAACATAACTTAACTATCGTACAAGATCAAGTCAAAATCTTCCGGGATGTAATCAGATACATTCAAGGCGAAATAGGTGAAGATTATCGTAACAGTATATATTGGAGTGTAGAAAATAACACACTAGGCGAAGCCGCATTAGTTGTTATTGCTAACTTAGGAGAAGAGACATTTCCAGGATTATTCCTAAGCGAGCCTGTTAGAAAAGGGCATGTACGTAAATTCCGCAAGGGATTTAATACTACACACGGCAGTAAGATTTCCGCCTGTAGCCGACTAAAGTACTTTGTTGAAGAAGATAAAATGAAAATTCACAGCAAAACGCTTCTCAGCGAACTTAAAACATTTATTGCAGCAGGTGTTACATTTAAAGCAAAAGAAGGCCAGCACGATGACTTGGTTTCTGCATTATTGTTAATTATACGCATGACTGTAGTACTAGCAGAATGGGATCCGCTAGTTTTTGAAAAATTAACCTTAGAATCTTCAATGGACGATGATTGGGAAGCACCGCTACCTATATTCGTTTCCTCAAACCTTTGATAAATATAACATGGACGCAAATTTAGATAAAATCGCAAAAGATCTGTATGGTAAAATACAGACCCGTTTTCGCAACATTAAAATCGGTGATGAAAACGCAGAAGTATTGAGCAAAAAGGAAGACATTCCCAGAGCTCGATTTTTTGAGTTCGAATACGAAGAAGGTGGTGCCCCACTAGGAACTATTGCCATTACACTAGACCCACAAGACGGTGTTGTAATGCAAGTTAGCGGAGATTTAACCGACGACGATAATGCTACTCATCACGGTGCTTATAAATTCATACGTGGTTTTAGACAGTTTGCAAAAGATAGATTACTCAACTTTGACGTACAAAATATTGGAAAAAGTAACTTGGATAAACGAGATTACGAGTACCAGGCCAAACGTAAGGAAATGCCAATTATGCCCGCAATTATGGAAAATAAACTTTATGGTAGCAATAGAATTAGCTATCAGGATCTAGGCGAAGCTCGCTTAGTTATTAAACATAGCCAACCAATTAACTTAGATTTACCAGCTGGGCGTACAATGCACATTGAAAGCATTTACATTGAAAACACCGCTGGTGAAAGATTCAAGTATCCATATAAACATCTTAACGGTGCTCGTGCATTAGCAGAACATATCAAACACGGCGGCAATCCTTATGACAATATTGGACAACACATTTGCAGTTTAAGTGAGGAATTAGCCCATTTACGTAAATTCAAAGGATATGTTAGCCGTCAAGAACAATTAAGCGAAGCAATGGCTAATGTTACTGGTCGCGTAATGGAACGCATTGAAACTATCAAAGAAACTATTAACAAATTACAACGTACTGCCTACTATGAGTCATTTGTTGAAAATTTTGAAGACCAGGAAGAACAAATGATTCCTGAAGAAGTGCAAAATGATTTGATTGATCGTTTGACTATTCGCACATTTAATGAAGAATTAAAATCAGTATTTCCTTACATTTATAAATTTATTGACGAGTCAGAGATTGATGTTGTTGAGTTAAATGCAGACGATTTAATTGGCGAAGAACAACTATCTGAACGTGCTACACCCGAATGGCTAGCCACTGTATCTAAAGCTAAAGAGCTATTGTCACAAGGTATGACCGTTGATCAAGTAGGAAAACAATTAGGAGCTCAGGGTCCTAACAATGGAATGGCCGGAACAATGGGCGGCACGTGGGGTGCAATTAATCGCGCTCAACAAGAATTAAAGCCATCAAAACCATCATTTGAATCAGTAGAAGATCAATTTGAAAGTTTCTTGGATGACATCGTTCGTGAAGATAAAAACGAAGTTATTAGTTCTAACAACGATGCACAAGCTGCAGCTATTGAAAAATTAAATACAATTTTAGCACAAAATATGCAAGTTGGTCCTAACGGCGACAATGCTATTATGACTCTCAAAGGGTTAATTGACGAGCCTAGTTTTGTTGATGCAGTTAAAGCTGTGCCAGCAGAAACAGACTTAAATGATTTAATTAAAGGCTGGGTTGAAACAGAACACGAAGATCTGTTAGGTCGTTTGGAGTTTCCAAGCGATGAAGCAGCTCAAGAACCAGCACCAGCCGAACCTGCTCCAGCCGAAGCTCCTCCTGCTGAACCAGCACCTGCTCAAGCAGCTGCCGAACCAGCACCAGCTCCAACTGAGCCAGCACCAGCACCAGTAGCTGAAGCAAAAGACACTGTTGAGAAAGATGAAGATGGCAATGTCAAGAGTTGGAAACACGAAGGAGATTGGAAAAAATCAACTGAAAAGAAAGATCCACGCGGTAAGGTTACAAACGCTAGTGGCCAAGCTCTAAAGAAAACTATTGCTATGGCTAAGAAAGCAGGCGCAACGTTAGAAACACAGATGGATTTTGGCGATAAGGTAATGACCATTGCCGAAGTATTAGAATCATGTGGTATGACTCCGCAAGATGTAGGATACGAAGAACCTGAACAAGAAGATGGTTTACAGGGAATGTTGAAATATATTAGCGGCTTTTATAACAAAGATGAAGGCAACTTTCCACTAGGCGGTATGCGTGTTAAGATCAAAGTTAAGAAAGCATTTGAAGACGGCGAGTTTGGCGGCGCAGGTGAAGAAGATTTATTAAAAGTAATCAAGTTTATTGACGCTAAAGATCCAAGTGGTAATGAACATAATCAAATTTCTCGACTAGCAGGAATACAAAAACCAGAAGTTCCGCATCAAGCAAAACAAGGTTTTGACATTAGTGCCTTAGAAACACAACTCCAAAGCATTAGTGAAAGTCCTACAGTCAGTTACAGCGAAGATCAAAGTTTAGCAAGAATTGTTAGTCTATCTCGAGGATAATGGATTTACTAACAGTAACTTGTCATCAAGACAAGATACAAATGCTGTTACAAGCAGAAAGTGTACAAAAATTTCTAAAACCATGCAAACACTGGGTTATTATAAACGACCCTAGTGTTTGCTTAGAACAATGGCACGAGTTGCTAAGTCCTTACTATGAAAACCACCAACTAATTTTAGTAGATTCTTCTACTATCAAATCAGATTTTAAATCTGAAAAAGGCGGCTGGAGTCGTCAGCAATATTTTAAATTTGCAGCTTACAATCTAATTAATGATGACTATTTAATTTTAGATTCAAAAAACTTTTTTATCAAACCCACTGATATAAATGAATGGAATACTGTTATTGGAAATGGCACCATAGCTAATTTTAAATCAAATGCCAGCTGGGAAGAAACAATAGTAGCGTATTCGAAACATCTAAACATTCCTGTTAATTTTAATCAGCTATCGATAGTAACCCCATTTGTATTTCAAAAGAAAATTCTAGATTTAATCGAAAACTACCAAGAATTTCTTAATTGGTTTGTATCTCAAAATGTTATAGAAAGTGAATTTTTTTATTATTCAATGCTGTTACACAAACAAGATATATTTCCACAAAGTTCACAACAGCCCAAATTTCACTTGTTAACGCAAACTTACGGATTTGAAATATTTGATCTATGCAAGTTATTCTTTGATAAAGACAACATCAAAGTAGCAGGAATCCATCGTTCAATGTTGAACAAATTTAATAACGAAGAACAACAATCGTTCGATAAATGGTTGGCGTCAAAAGGATTACAATTAAGACATTTGGCAAAATAATACCACATTTCAGGCAAGATTTCTCTTGCTTTACTAAATAAAAGCGTATACAATAACATGTATGCGCTTTTTGTTTTAAGGTAGATCCGTAAAGCAAAACAAGGCAAATGAAGTAAACAAAGGCTTATATAAAGGAGAAATATTATGGCAACTTTGGCTGAAATTAGAGCAAAACTTAAGGCATCTGAATCAAAAGGTTCAGACAATCAACGTTCAGGTGGTGATAAATCAATTTACCCATTCTGGAATCTTAAAGAAGGCGGCGAATCCGTATTGCGATTCCTCCCTGATGGTAATCAAGACAACACTTTTTTCTGGGTAGAGCGAGCAATGATTAAATTGCCATTCGCCGGAATCAAAGGTGAATCAGAAAGCAAACCAGTACAAGTACAAATCCCATGCGTAGAAATGTATGGCGATTCTTGTCCAATTCTAAATGAAGTACGTGGTTGGTTCAAAGACCCAGCACTAGAAGATATGGGTCGTAAGTACTGGAAAAAGCGTAGTTACATTTTCCAAGGTTTCGTTGCAGAAGACGGACTTGGCGAAAAGAGTGACGAGCAACCAGAAAATCCAATTCGTCGTTTTATTATTGGACCTCAAATCTTTACAAGCATTCGTGCGGCACTAGTTGATCCAGAATTGGAAGATTTGCCGACAGACTTTGTACATGGTCTAGACTATCGTATGAAAAAAGGTTCAAAAGGCGGATATGCTGACTACTCAACTTCAACATGGTCGCGTCGTGAGCGTCCACTAAGTGATGCTGAACAAGCGGCAATTAAAGAGCACGGCTTGTTTAACTTATCAGACTTCTTACCTAAGAAGCCAGGCGAAGTTGAATTGAAAGTTATGAAGGAAATGTTTGAAGCTTCAGTAGACGGCGAAGCATATGACATGGAACGCTGGGGACAATATTTTAAACCAGCAGGTATGAGCCAAAACACTGGTGATCCTAATAAGTCGACTGCATCTGCACCTAAAGCAGCTCCTGCACCACAAGCATCTCACGATGATGAAGATGATACTCCTGCTCCAGCAGTTAAGGCTACACCAGCCGCAACTCCTGCAGACGCAGGCGGCGATTCACGTGCCCAAGACATCTTGGCAATGATTCGCAATCGTCAAAAGTAAAAACCGCTTGGGCCTCTGCAACTTAGTTGTACGCCCAGGTTCTCACATCTATTAGGAGAATAATTATGAGTAAATTGGCAAAATTAGCAAAAGTAAATGAATCGATTACTATCAATCGTTATGACAATGGTTGGATGGTTGAAGTTGGTGGACGTGACGAGGACAGCGAATGGAAAAACGCTAAAATTCTTTGTAACACAGAAGATGAAATGATCGCTGTAGTTAAAGAATGGAATTCAATGGACTTGGACAACTAATATGGCTACTAAGGCATTCGATTTATCTAAATTTAGAAAAACGTTAACTAAGTCCATCGACGGACTTGGTGTTGGATTTAACGATCCAACAGATTGGGTTAGCACAGGCAATTATACGCTTAACTATCTAATCAGTGGTGATTTCCACAAAGGTATTCCGCTAGGTAAGGTTACTGTATTTGCAGGCGAATCTGGTGCAGGTAAATCATTTATCTGTTCAGGTAATCTAGTGCGTAATGCACAAGCACAGGGCATTTATGTTATCTTAATTGATACAGAAAATGCGCTAGACGAAACATGGCTACACGCTCTTGGTGTAGACACAAGCGAAGATAAACTTCTTAAACTCAACATGGCAATGATTGATGATGTGGCTAAAACCATTCATGAATTCATGAAAGAGTACAAAGAAATGGCAGAACGTCCTAAAGTCTTATTTGTCATAGACTCATTGGGTATGTTGCTTACCCCTACTGACATTAACCAGTTCCAAGCTGGTGACATGAAGGGAGACATGGGCCGTAAACCTAAAGCACTTACAAGTTTGGTGCGTAACTGTGTAAACATGTTTGGTAGTTATAACGTAGGTATGGTTTGTACAAATCACACTTACGCCTCGCAGGACATGTTTGATCCAGATGACAAAATTAGTGGCGGACAAGGCTTTGTCTACGCAAGTTCTATCGTTGTTGCTATGAAAAAACTCAAACTTAAAGAGGATGAGGATGGCAATAAGGTATCAGATGTCATGGGTATTCGTGCGTCATGTAAGATTATGAAAACTCGTTATAGTAAGCCTTTTGAAACTGTACAAATTAAGATTCCATATGAAACAGGTATGAATCCTTATTCAGGAATGGTTGATATGTGCGAGAAAGCCGGCCTGCTAAAGCAAGAAGGTAACAGACTCAAGTGGGTTGATCCAGAGACAGGTGAAGAGTTCAAATTCTACCGAAAAGAATGGAAAGATGATAAATTAGATATGTTAATGGCAAAATTTCATATTAAAACTTTAACAACAACTACCATTCCTGAGGAGACAGACGAGAATGTTGAATGAAACACAAATTGGTGATGTATGGTTGCTTTTTGCAGATTATATCGATAAAAAGCAATTAGAACTTGTTGCTGAACGATATGTAGATTTATTGGCTGATCATGGAGTTAGTGACAAAGTGTTGCAAAGTGCAACCGGTGTTGACGAAACTTTAGACTCTGCCATTGAATACTATCTTGATGAAGAAGAAGTCGACGACGATGACTACAAGGAACTAGACTTTTAATGTGGTACGCTAAAATTGCCAAAGATATTTCTTATATTCCTGACGCTGTTGAATATTTTAACGGCGAGTTAGACAATGCTAGAATGGAATGTCGAATTACAGGTAATGTTGAGAAAGCAGCCGCTTCGATGCCCGGTATAGTAGAACAACGATTTAGTCAATTGCAAGAAATTGAGGCAGTTTTAGAATATTTAAACATTGAACTTCGTAGATTGAAAAGTAGTCACTTTCGTAAATATCTTGAAAACTATCAACGTGCTTTATCTTCTAGGGACTGTGAAAAGTTCGTAGAGGGTGAAGCAGACGTTGTAGATTTTGAAAAAATTATTAACGAATTTGCTTTACTACGTAATAAATGGTTAGGTATTACCAAAGCACTTGATCAGAAACAATGGCAAATTACTAACATTGTAAAGTTACGTGTCGCTGGCATGGAAGATGCTACACTATGAAGATAGTTTTAGTAACTGGCGGTTTTGACCCACTACACAGTGGACATATTGAATATTTTAAAGAAGCTAAAAAGTTAGGCGATAAATTAATCGTTGGACTTAATAGTGATGCTTGGTTGGAACGAAAAAAAGGTCGTGCATTTATGCCAGGGCATGAACGTTCTGCTATTATAGAAAATCTTAAAATGGTCGATGGTATTATATTGTTTAATGACGATGACAATACTGCATCCGAAGCTATTAAAAACGTAAAACAACTGTATCCTAACGATCAAATAATATTTGCTAACGGTGGTGATCGCAATGCAGGCAACATTCCAGAAATGTTAATACCCGATGTATTATTTAAATTTGGAATCGGCGGCGCAAATAAGACTAACAGTTCAAGTTGGATCTTAGACGAGTGGAAAGCACCAAAGACTGAACGCCCATGGGGATATTATCGTGTGTTGCACGAAGTACCTGGTACTAAAGTTAAAGAGCTTACGGTTAATCCAGGACAAAGTTTAAGTTTGCAAAGACACAAATTTAGGCATGAGTTTTGGCATGTCACTTCTGGAAAATGTGCAGTTGAACAACGAATGCCGGGTGGTTATATGCTACCTACTATCGAATTAACTGCTCATAAGCAAGTAAGTGTTCCTATCAATGATTGGCATCGGATTTATAATCCTTACAACGAACCATGTAAAATTGTAGAAATACAATACGGTGAGTCGTGTACAGAAGACGACATAGAACGTCAAAACTAATTTGCCCAAAAGGTGATCCGCAGGCCTTAAATAATATTGAGGCCTATTTTTTTCACAAAAGGTTGACCTTTGTTAACAAATTGTGTATAGTATACATATGACAACAGTAGATAACATACTCTTACAAATAATCAACGCATCTGATGATACAATTAGTGCTATTAAATCACGAGATTTAAAAGTAATGAAAAGTTTGGCAAAAATAGTGTTGTCTCCAAACTTTATTACAGAAAATCAGGGAAGATTGCTTTTAAAGATTTTAAATGAAAATTTAGAAAAATTTGGAAATCTTTCAGATGAAGTAAATTCCGCAATCAACACGCCTACTTGGTCAAAATCATTTCGTCCAATTGACAAAACTAAAAAAATATACCTATCTAAAGACGAACCAGGCATAGTTATAGAATTTGCATTTTCTTCAACATTGCGTAAGGTGCTTACGAGTATTTGGAAGGATGTTGCAGGTCTTACTCAAATCAATTCAGGCAAATTTTATCGAGCTGACCTTACTGAAAAAAACATTGTAACACTCTACGAAACCTTTCATACTCATGATTTTGAAATAGAGGAAAAAATTTGCAATTTTTACGATACTATAAAATCTTGGTCAAAAATTGAGGTTGAAAGTCAGTTTATACTAACCAACTTTTCTCATGCAAACTTTCAAAAAGCCATAACGCATGATCTCGGCCTTGAAACAGAAATAGACAAATGTGTCATACAAGACCGAAGTATTCGGTATCAGTATTTTGTGGAAAATACCCCAGAAAATCCCAAAAATTTGACCGAAAAAATTGCATTTCGTAAATCTAGTAAAGTGTGGATTAATAAAACTGAAACTGGTCTTGACGAAATATTCGAAAGTTTGTTAAAATTAAAACGATTACCGGCACTAATTATTTTCGATAACAACGACCATAAAAGGTGCTTTGAAGAACTGAAAAATCTTCATGAAAATTTGGAAAAAAATGGAATTTTTGAGGGTGTGGGAATTTATTTCAGATTGCCCAATGACGAGTATGGAACTCAGTTTAATAAATTTATTGCTGAACACCAATACAATGTACAACTCGATGATTATGCAAAAGTTGTCGGAGTACAAAACGGAAAAATACCCAAATTTTTCCTGAAAAATGCGTGGAAGCCGCTTAGTGTGATATCAATAGGCAGTCCACTAAAACAAACTAAAACGGCAGCGTATTCTAATTGTTGTGATTTGATAATTTCCTATACAGACCAACAACCTATTATTGAAACAGGAAACTTATGGCTGTAAAATTAGTTATAAAAGACGAGGTTAACATTAAATTTGAAGGGTTAGCATTAGATGCCCGCAAAAAGTTAGCCAACACTTTTAAGTATGAAATTCCCTATGCTCGCTATCATCCAGCTTACAAACTAGGTCGATGGGATGGTATGGTTAGTATGTTTGGCCTTGGCGGCAATGGTTATTTAAGCCAACTAGAAAAGATACTATCTGTGCTATCCAGCATGAATATCGATATTGATGAATTGGAAGATTTACGTTCAACACCTAAACTTTCATTCACTCCTGTTACAGAAACTTATTGGGCGGACCAAGGCAAAGTATGGCCAAAAGGTCACCAGCAGGAAGGTAAACCCATATTGTTGCGCGACTATCAAGTAGACGCAATTAACAGATTTATTGAAAATACACAAAGCCTACAAGAGATTGCCACTGGTGCAGGAAAGACTATTACAACTGCTACTCTTAGTCAGCTTTCTGAAAAATATGGACGGACAATTACCATTGTACCTAATAAGAGTCTTGTAGAGCAAACAGAAGAAGATTTTATTGCTGTAGGTTTAGATGTTGGTGTATATTACGGAGATCGCAAAGATCTTAATAAGACACATACTATTTGTACATGGCAAAGTCTTAATATCTTAGATAAGAAAAGTAAAAATCAAGAACAAGATATTGTAACTCTTGCAGAATTTCTTGACGGCGTTAAATGTGTCATAGTCGACGAAGTTCATATGGCAAAAGCTGAAGTTTTGAGATCGTTACTTACACAAAATTTATGCAATGCGCCAATCCGCTGGGGATTAACTGGAACTGTTCCTAAAGAAAAATTTGAAAGCGAACAGATATTTGCCAGCATTGGCCCAGTAATTGGCGGCATTAAAGCTCACGAGTTACAAGAAATGGGAGTGCTATCTAATTGCCACGTTAACGTAGTGCAAATGATAGATTTACCAGAATTTAGAAGTTATGCTGAAGAATTAAAATATCTTGTAACAGATGACAACAGGATGTTATACATCAGCAACTTAATAAAAGGCATTAGTGAATCTGGAAACACATTAGTACTTGTTAACAGAATCGATTCAGGCAAATTTTTAGTAAATGAATTGGAAGGCGCAGTATTCATTTCCGGGGAAGTAAAAACAAAGGATAGGAAAGAAGAGTATGATGAAGTTAAAACTAGTAGTGAAAAGATTATTGTGGCGACTTATGGTGTGGCCGCTGTTGGTATTAATATCCCAAGGATTTTTAATTTGGTTCTTCTTGAGCCCGGAAAGAGCTTTGTTAGGGTTATACAAAGTATTGGGCGAGGCATTAGAAAAGCAGAAGACAAAGATTTTGTCCAGATCTGGGACGTTACAAGCACCTGCAAATACGCCAAGCGACACTTAACAGAGCGAAAGAAATTTTACAAGGAAGCCAAGTATCCGTTTACATTAGAAAAAACGGACTGGACAAAATAAGGAATTATGCAAATATTAACATTAGATAACGTAACATTTTCGTTGAACAATTTACCGGACGAGGTAGACGATAGTACAAGATTCGCAGTACTTGATAACAGTGATCCGCATAATCCAGATTTTTTCTTTATGCCACTGATATTTTTAGAATCTTTTAATAGTCCCGCAATGGTACTAAGAATCGGCGAAGATGAAGTAACAATGCCCATCGATTGGAGCATTGCGGTAGGTGATAGTAGTGCTGCAACCGACATTGAAATTCTTCCTCTTACAAGTTTAAATGACAGGGGGTTTGAAGCATTAATTTTTAATCCACTTAGCAGTTTTAGAGTTGAGTTTAAGAAAATTGAAATTGTAAATTTTTATAATGACGTTAAATGGTATTTCCCAAAGATGAAAAACGGACAACTGTTAGCAGTTCCAACCCGCTTTCAAGAAAAACCAAACTGTGCATATTTTGTTAAAGAAATTAGTAGACAAAGCGAAATTATTCAATTAGATAAAATATTATGACCGACAAAGAATTATTAGATCGAATTAATACAGCATATAAAGTGTATCCACATCCAAGCAAAGAAATTGATTTTTTTATATCTTGGATGTATAAACAATATGGAATTGTACAACAGGAGAAAAAAGATGGGAAGCCTTAAACCTGGCGTAACACTTATACATGAACGTGTAGATAATGTAGTCTACACTAGAGAATTTGGATCAGATCCTAGTACTAGACAAGTAGCAGGATGGGATTATAATAAAGCCAATCCACATTTTGATCCTCGTACAAATGATGGCAGACCATTACATGATCATATAATGGATAGCAAAATGTGGGGTGAAATTCGGAGAGAAGCACGTACCAATATCACTTTACAAAAGGCCCTAGATCGTGTTATAATGATATACAAATTGAGTAAGGACAAAGTATAATGGCATTAAAAGTTGCATATTTTCAACCAACAGTATTAGCTATTGATAATGTTCCGCCTGTAGAATTTAGTAAAATTTATAGTCTAGCTGAAGCATTACACAACAGACCAGAATTAAATGATGCCAATAATCCTGCAATTAGTATTAGAGGAGGTCAACAAATACAAGTATATCCAAATGCGATAGGCATAGATGTTACTTGGTTAGTCAATTGGCTTCAAACAATTTGTACCGGATATATGGAATTGGTATCTCAACAATCTGGTACCGAAGAATTAAAACATTGTAAACCTGTGGTAACTAGTATTTGGACTATACGACAGCATTCTGGAGACTATCAAGAGATGCATAGTCATCCCGGCGGCAATTTAAGCGGCAATATATATCTTAGCGCACCCGAGTTAAATGACACACGAAATCCTAGTGACAGTCAAATTTTATTTAGATTACCGCAAACAAAAGATGTCACCAAATTTATTATGAATGACACTTGGAAATATGACCCAATACCTGGAACTATCATAGTGTTTCCAAGTCACTTGCCCCATACAGTTTATCCCTGGCAAGGAATTGGAAATAGAACCGTAGTAGCATTTGATGCCATATTGAGACCAAAAGATGAGTGAAAAAGTTGAGCTAAAAGAAAAGATTTCAGCAGTCGATGAAAATGTTCGCGAGCTATGGGATGCTATGGATGCTGAACAACAAAAGAGTCTCAAAAGCGAATTCTTTATTCTTAACAGATATATCAGTAATGCTAAAACATCTAACAGAGAAACTCAGCAACACTTTGTATTGACAGTTAACGAATATTTTAATAAACATTGGAATCTACTACAAAAACATCCTAAGCTCATGTGGTTGTTATTGTGTATGTGCAGCTATGATGGCAAAACACATTTTTATCACGAATGGATTGGCAACAAAAAGAAAACTGGCAGTGATAGTAAAAAAGTTAAATTTTTAACAGATATCTACCCTAATAGAAAAATAGACGAGATAGAACTGTTAGCTAAAATGACGACAGATAAAGAGTTAAAAGAATTAGCAAAACGATACGGAATGGAAGATTCAACAATTACTAAAAAATTTAAATGATGTCATTAATTAGTCAGCCTTACATTTGTCAGCACTGTAACAAAGGGTTCATGCAAGAAAAAACCCTTATCGTACATGTTTGCGAACAAAAACGACGAGCAATGGCTAAATCTGAAAGACACGTAGTACTTGGATACGATACATACAATCGATTTTATAAAATTTCTCAGAACAGTAAAGGCGACAAAACATACGAAGAGTTTGCTAGAAGTCCGTACTATAATGCATTTGTAAAGTTTGGAAGTTTTGTAAGTAATGTAAATCCACTGTATCCTGAAAAGTTTATCGACTACGTTGTTAGATCAGGCGTTAAATTGGATCATTGGTGTAGAGAGGAATTATACGAAAAATATGTATTGGATCTTATTAAGACAGAACCAGTCGAAGTTGCGCTAGAGCGTAGCATCAAACATATGATGGACTGGGCAGAAAAAAATCAAAGTGTATGGCATCATTACTTTTTATACGTTAGTTTGAGCCGTGCAACATATGATATTAAAGACGGAAAAGTTAGTCCTTGGTTAATACTAAACAGTTCAAATGGTAAGGAAATGTTGAAAAAATTGGGCGATGAACAGCTGGTTTCTATAAGTAATATTATAGACTTGCAGTTTTGGCTCAACAAATTTAAAAAGTTGCCTGCTGATACAGAACTTGTGCGTCAAGTCGTTAAGGAATCTAATATATGACAACTACACCAAACCAAGTGAGCGGTAACCCAGATGCACTACAACTTGAACTACAAGTAATTGTTTCAGAGGAAGATAATTCAGTATACGTAAAATTTATTGGATTCGAAACAATAGAAGAAGCAGACAAGTATGCAGATCATCTAACAGAACATTTGCCATTGTTGCTGTTCGAAAGCGAGATAAAACATTGAGACACTTAAAAGACGGAACTAAGGCTAAAGAATTAAAAGAACCAGTTACACTTACAGTCTATACAAAATGTCCAGAAAAGTGGATGTTATGCGATAAAGAAACAGGCGAAGTGTATATTGGACACATGACCAAAGGTAAGAATAGTTGGAAGAAAATTGACCAGTGGGACGGAAAAGATGCCTGATATTGATATTGACTTTGCTAATAGAACACATGCTCTTGATAAATTCAAGCATGTAGTTTCGGCTATTAAAGAGGATGATGGCACTTTTAAAAAGCACAATACTGGCATATATTGTACTAGTGTGCCGTACAATCCAATTACTAAACTAAGTACAATCGATTATAAAGAAGCAGAAGATAGAGGTTATTTTAAAATAGATTTTTTGAATGTTAGTGTTTACGAAGGTGTAAAAGACAGAAAACATTTACTTGAATTAATGGAGACTGAACCGCTATGGGACCTACTAGAACAAGACGATTTTACCCAACTCCTGTTCCATGTGAATGGGCATGGGTCTATTCTGAGACAAAGCAAACCAAGATCTATCGAGCAATTAGCAGCAGTACTGGCAATGATTCGACCCGCGAAACGTTATCTGATTGGGAAAGATTGGACTACGATTATGACGGAAGTATGGACGAAACCGGAGAACGATGAGTACTACTTTAAGAAAGCACATGCCATTGCTTACGCACATGTGATTGTTGTACAGATGAATTTAATCTGCGAAGGTCTTAGCTACGGCTACAGTTAACGAGTTTTACGTACTAATTGTACACTTTTACGTTTTACACGTTTCATTGTTAAATTCATCAAATTAACAACTGGCCCTAATATAATCCTAACATCTTTGCTATTAAATGTTCGCACAGCATAAGCAAAGGGTTTAATTTGATCTCTACAGATTATACTAATAGGAAATTGACGGTTTGATTCCCACCACCAAGTTTCTCCTATTTCTAAAAATAGTGTTTTTTCTTGTGGATCACGTATTGCATTTAAATCATAGAAACTAGTTACATACTGGTCCTGATTGATTATGATGCCCACGTATTCTTCTTCACCGTAGTTTAATACGCTTATAAAGGGTAGATTTTGTTCTATATCGTCTCTTAGTTTTGCCATAAATATACAATAAGGGTTTGTGCCAGATGCAAAAAATTTCAAGTTATTTATATCCAAATAGGATTGAACTACTAGCCAATTTGGCAGGATTTACTACGGAGTATACAAACGTGTATCAGAGAACAATAAAAATTTATAACGGTATAGATAACACTATAGAGTTTGATATCAAGAATGCCGATCAAAAAAGATTAGAGCTGATTACAGACTCTGGAGCAACTCCACCTAAGGTTGCTGTTGTAACCGGTATTGAATTAAATGTTATGGATGCATCTGGTCAAGCGTTACCTAATAGTCCTTATACAGTTACTCCACACCCAACACTAAAAGGTATCGCAACTGTAACGATTCCGCAAGAAGATCTAGCAGATTTATCGGACCAATATTTAAAATACAGTGTAACAGCTAGAGCTAACGGTAACGACATTATGTTATACGGAGATAGTCGCTTTGGAGCAACAGGTACTATTGAGTTAATTGGCAATGCAATGCCAACATTTAGAAATGATAGAGTTTACGAATCTTTTACAGCAGAAATAGATTTAAAAGGTTTTCCAACTTGGCATTCTAGCGCAATACCTGCAAGATTTTACGAAGCAGTTAAAACAGAAACTTTACAATTTGATATAGATGTTAAAGGATTAACTGGTAATGTTTGGATTGAAGCAACTAAACAAAGTACAGTTAACACCGAAGCGTTCAAAAAAGGCGACATCGTCTATTCATTTCCCGATTGTGATGATGCAACCGAGACATTGTCTTCTCCAAATCTTACCATTGGAGACTATCAATATTACAGAGTTTCATATGCTACCCAATTAGGAAATGGCATTGGAGCTACTTTCACTGTTACACAAAATAATGGCAGTTATGAAGTTGCAGTTAGAGCTGGCGGAACAGGCTATGCAGTTGGCAGTCAACTTAAAGTATTTGGTAGTGTAATCGGTGGCACAGATGGTGTTAACGACCTGACTATTACAGTTGAATCCGTTGATAGTGCGTCAACTGGATACATTTCGAGCTATTCAGTAAGTTCTGCAAATAGTGTTTCTTGGACTGGAAATGCCGCAATTGGTTCGTCTACTTTTGTAGTAACGGGCAAAAATATTACCGGAACTGTTGACAAAGTAACCGTCAGTTAAGTATAATAGTGCTATGAGTCTCATAGCCGATACATTACTTCAATATCTACCTTCGAAGCGTAAACATACTCCAAGTGGTTGGATAAGTTTCAATGCGCCGTGTTGTGACGACAAACGACAACGTGGTGGATTTATTATCAACGGTGGCGATGCCGTTAGCTATCATTGTTTTAATTGTGGATTTAAAGCAAGTTGGCAACCTGGTAGAACTATTAGCCAAAAAATGAATAAGCTCATGCGGGATTTAAACATTCCCGATGATATTATATCTCAACTACGTTTGGAAGCACTAAGATTAAATGAAAATTCTACAGCCACAATAAGACAAATTATACCAACGTTTGAAGTTAGAGCATTGCCAATAGATGCTATTAGTTTTGAAGAGTTAACTACATTCTTAAAACTTCCAGACGGAGATTATGCAGTCCCAACAAAGTTTACTGAAGCATTTGCCTACTTAGTTGAAAGAAAAATCGATCCGTGGAGTTATCCATTTTACTGGGCTAATAAGACAGGATTTAATAATAGACTTATCATTCCATTCTTATACAAGGGTGAAATAGTTGGGTGGACTGCCCGTGCTATTAATGATGCCAAACCTAAGTATCTAAGCGAGCAACAACCTGGCTTTGTCTTTAACTTAGATCGTCAAACTAACGAAAGAGATTTCGTAATTGTTAGTGAAGGGCCGTTTGATGCGCTAAGTATTGACGGGTGTGCTTTATTAGGTGCCGAGATTAAAGACAGCCAAAATTGGTTACTTAAACAATTAGGTAAAGAAATTGTTCTAGTACCAGATAGGGACCACGAAGGTCCTAGAACAGTAGAACAAGCGATAGACTATGGTTGGAGTGTCAGTATGCCCGACTGGCCTAAAGGTGTTAAGGATATCAACGATGCCGTAGTTAAACTAGGACGTTTGGCAACATTATACTTGATTACATCTGCAAAAGAATCTAACAGTTTAAAGATACAACTAAAAGCTAAAAAGTGGTTTAAGGAACATGAAGAGAATACTTGAAATATTTTTAATGCCTGTAAAATGGTGGCAGGCAAGACAAGCATATAAAAAACGTCTGGAAGAATTACGTAAACGAGATCCATTTATATACAAATGATTACATGGGGAATAAGCGCCAACAGTCACGATGCAGCTATCGCTGTATTTTGTGATGAGAAATTAGTCTTTGCCAGTCACAGCGAGCGATTCAGCGGCAAAAAGAATGATAAAGATTTATCTCCTAAATTAATCGATTACGCAATTAAAAAGTTTGGAGCTCCAAAAAAAGTATATTGGTACGAAAATCCATTGTTTAAAACAGCACGTCAGCTATTTGCTGGCCAAGGCTGGAAATGGCAAGACAATAA